TTATGACTTCGCGTTATTCTCGGTAATCGCCGTGCGCAGCAGTTGCGGTTCGATGTTCTGAATCACGGCGGCTTTTGGCTGCTTTGCCACTTCTTCCAGTGCCTGCTGGCACTCTACTGTCGGACGCGCCACTTTGCGCAGGGTCATCCTGTCGTAGCTCAGCTCGCCATTATCGACCACCAGCGGCATCACCCGCATTTTACGTGTTACATTCACATAATCGCCATTTAATCGGGTCAGTTTGCCCGGCTTCGCGATCACCCGCATCCACTGACGGCAATCCAGCGTGCTGCCATCGGCATTAATGATCAGACTGGCTATCGCCTTGTCGCTGATCAGGCTGCTCTGTGGGCCGACGGTTTGCCAGGTCCCCTGCAGATCAGCAGGTGCCGGTGTCTGCACCGCATTTTCATAATCGTTGATTTGCGCACAACCACTCAATGCCAGCGCGGCAATCAGCATCCACTTTTTCATGTTTAATCCCTAAGATCACGTCAATGGCGGCTACGTTATAATTTTTCCACCGCGTTACGCAAGATATCTGAATGTTAAGAGGCCACGCAGACGATGATTGCGGCAGAACGTAACCCGTAGTGAGGTCTGCATAAAGCATTTTAACCGGAAAATTGCTGGCGAAGCAGGTTCATCCCTTATCTTTGCCACGCCTGACAAGCAGGAGACAACCCGCTACACTGACGCGCTGCAACAGACTTTCAGGAATATGTATATGAAAACGCCAGAAGCTTACTATGCCCAGGCACGCGAGATGTTTTTTACCGCGCATCCAGACTTTCAATCCGCACTTGATGAATTAACTGAAAGCGATGCCCGCGCCGCCAACCTGTCATTGCGCCAGTTGCGCGAATGGCATGCCGAACGTATCTATGCGGCCTTTTTGCGCCAGAAGAATCTGGATGGAATGATCTTCTCCATTCAGCTCGCTGAGCCAGATAAAGCGGTGGCGGCTGAAGCGATCGAGACTTATCTCAAATCTCACGCTGAATCATTGGGTATGAGCTGGGAAGAGTTTTGCATTAAAAACGAACTTTAATACGCGCTGCAGAGAAGAGGCCGGCAAAGCACAACGCCTGCCAGCATAAAGTAGCGGAATAATGTATACCCGGTAAAAAGAGTAGTCACTTCTCTGCGGGATTCAGGTCGTCACTGTTCCTGAACGACGCCTGCGCCTGCACTGCCTCTGAAGATGTTGATGAATATCCATCTCCAGAGGCGAATTTTTCCTGCCCTACTCTCTCTCTTCCGTGGCTTTACCCTTCACTTCAACATAACTTGCCACAGCCAGCAGACGATTAATGTGCGTCAGCAGCAGATCAACATCCGACTGCAGAAACCCGGTCGACGATTGCGAAGCGGTAATAATGGCATCCTGCACCGTTTCTGAAATGGTCAGCGAGTTGTCCTGTTTCGCCTGCACCAGCAGCGCTGCAACCAGCAGGGACTGCGCTTCAAGCTGCGCCGTCAACTCTTTTGCATCGACATCCATCTTTGCCAGTTTTAGCAGAATATCTATTACCAGTTGTCGCATCGCGGACCTCCTGAAAAGTAAGCCGTCATTATGTCGTGATGCGTGCGCATTTTTCCAGTTGAAGATCGTGTTTTACACGACATAAAAATTTACGCGAAATCACGCGCCATGCCTTGCCACTGTTTTTATTTACAGTATTATATGTCAGCGATTTTGCCCTGAATGGATTGCCATCATGTTTGTTGAGTTGATTTATGACAAGCGCAACGTTGCCGGTTTACCGGGTGCCCGCGAGATGATTCGTGAGGAGCTGGAAAAGCGGGTGCATCGGGTGTTTCCTGACATTGAAGTTAAGGTCAAGCCGATGGAACGTAACGCGATTGATACTGATTTGAGTAAGAACGATAAAGCGACGGTTGCGCGGATTGTTGAAGAGATGTTCGACGAAGCGGAGATGTGGCTGGTGGCCGATTAATCCTTTACCGGCCACCGCATCAGTTAGCGGGAGATGACTTAGCTCTCCTGCTCGCTGTGATTAATTTCAATCTCTATGTCCTGAATGGCGGCATCCAAATCTTCCAACAGCTTGCCCTGCTTATTCAGCAATGCATCGATTCGGTCGGCGTTCGTCTTATCTTTGTATTCACCGGCGTCAAACGCTAACCAATGGCTGGACAGCGTTTCGGTGTTGGTCTGCGCATAGTGGCGCATCTCTTTTAGCTGAGACGTCACATCACGCAGATAGTCAGTTTTGGTCTTGGTTTCTGTTGAATCGCTCATGCTAAATTTCCTTCTGGTCAGTTATCCAAAGTGGTTAGGCTTAGCGGTTCATCGACCGGCCAATCATCGGGCCTGCATTCAGGTACAAAATGTTGCCCGGAGATTTAAAACTAGTCGATAATAGCGAAGCCGCACTAAGAATAATCGGAAGTTACGGTGTCTGGCCCGGTTTTGCGGACGTCTGGTTGTCTTCAGAAACGACCTCTTTCACTCTACTCAGTGTTTTATCAGCGGTACGATCCGGTATCACATCAAGCTTATGTTGTAATGCTGTGACCTTATCCGTCAGCACCTCGACCCTTTCATCACGTCGTGCCGCTATTGCCCGGTAATCCGCCCTAATCTCCTCGACTCGTTTGTTTGCGGTATTACTGACATAAAGAAAAATAATCGTCATCAGGATGCAAATCATCGAACAACTGAGAAGAATGCAGCCGAGGATAACTTTACGCCTGTATGATATTGGAGCCCTGGTATTATCAATCATTGCCATTGCTGCGATCCTCCAGAGTTGAGATAAGCCGATCAACTTCATTACGAAATTTGTCGTTTTGATCGGTTTCGGTCATTGCTAGCAAAATCCCTACCGCATTCTTGATTAACCGAAGATCGGTTTCGAGTGTCGAGATTCGCCGCAAATTCCTGTCGTGCCGTTCGCGTAATTCATCGTTTTCCTCCCGTATCAGCAGGTTGCTCTCTTTCAGCAACACCACCTGCTCTTTGTAGCTGGTAATAATTTCGCCGCCCGCTCGGTTACTGGTTACGATTGACGCGATACCCGCCAATAACGGTTTCCAGAACAGTGCTGCTGCGCCTCCACCCAGAACTAACGCTCCCATACTGGTAATCAGACTACTTTCCATGCCATACCCCTTTTTCCGGTTAGGTCGCTGGAACATATTGCGTGCTGAAAAGCCACGTCCTCCGCTTGAAATTTAAGTTTACTTAAATACCATGCTTAAGTATACTTAAATCACTTTCAACCAATATGTCAAGCTTATGAAAAACGAAACGCTGGGTGACCGAATCCGCCTCCGACGGAAATCACTGCAATTAACGCAGAAGCAATTGGCACAACAGGTAAAAGTGTCCCATGTAGCGATTTCGCAATGGGAAAAAGAGGAGACGCTTCCGCGCGGTGAGAATCTGCTACGGCTCGCCGAAGCGCTGGGTTGTGCCCCGGCTTTTCTGATAGATGGGGATGGCCCTGTTTTCAGCGAAAGTGCTTATGGCGGTCTTCACCAGATTCCGCTGCTTAATCAGCGTGATGTGACACGATGGCTTTCGGATGACAGTTCAGTGCGACACGAATTGCTGATGCATAACGATATGGCGCTTTCGCAGCAGAGCTTTGCCTTTCGCGTTGAAGAACAGGCAATGATGCCCGCGATTGTGTGGGATGATGTGGTGATCATCGATCCGCGAGTTTCACCCCGGCCTGGCGATAGCGTGCTGGCATTACAGCAGCAGATTGCTCTGATCCGTACCTGGCGGCAACGTAGCAGTGAAGGTGGCGTTACGCAGTTTGAGCTGGCCCCCATTAACATCAACTTTCCTGAACTGCATTCCAGTCGGGAGAACCTGAAGCTAATTGGTACAGTGGTTGAACTGCGCCGCTACCGGCAGTCATAAAAAAACCCGCCAATGCGGGTTAATTTTTTATCGTACAACAGTGCACAGCGCCCGGGTCTGGTAACTACAGGGCGTCGGTGAGTTGATCCACGACCACATTGCCCTGCAGATCGGTCTGCATAATGCGGTAGTTCACTGGCCATGAGCGGCGGGTACTGAGTTTATCGAACAGTGTGACACCGCCTTTTTTAACGCCCTGACGATTAACGATAATCCACTCGGTCACCTCTTCCTGACCACGATTTCTCAGGCTTAGGGAGCGTTGTTCAATTAACTGATCTTCTGCTTCAATCTTTAGATGGTCTCGTAACATATTTTCTATCTCCTGGTAACGGAGGCCACTATATGCTTTTCATTAATCAGTTCAATCGAATTTATTTATCGATGTTTTTATCGACCTGGAATGTGACCTGTCGCAAGCGATATGGCAAGTTTGTCCATTTCTGCATCAGGAATTTCCCGTTAGCATGGAGCTGCTGTACACCAAAACATCAAAAGATAACATGTTCAGTATGAGAGAAACTCCGATTAGCCCGCTTCTGGCGGGCTTTTTTTTGCCTTTAATTCCATGCTAATGCGGGATCTCAGGGCTGGTCTAGACTTAAACGACTGGGACAACAGGAGTGAATTATGTTTAAGCACAATACGAATGAAGAACGTAAGAAAGAAGGTGATGTCAGCAAAGGCCTGCCCGAAGCAGCACCTAACGCGGGTAATGCGTATGAGGAAGATGATCATCCCGCCACCGATGCACCAAAAGACCATGGTGAAGTGCCGCGGAAAAATGATGACAGTCAGGATGATAAAAAAGATCCCTACAAAGCAACCTGAAGGGCGAGAGGCGCGCCCGGTGGGCGCGCTGGTCAGCATCAGGATTTAATAAAATCTGTCAGCTGATGCTGATGTGTAACCAGCCACTCAGGAAAATGTTCAGCGGTAATCGGCAATATTTCCATTCTTCTTGGGCGATTCCAGATATCAATGTTGTTCTCAACGCAGCGCCGGATATGATCCGGGTTATTGAATTCAGGACAGTTATGTTCGGTATGTGAAATCGACGCCATTTTTTCACTTATGCGTTCATCGCTCATCACCCATGAAAAATGCCATCCTCCATCCTTAATGACTTTCGTTCGCCAGCCGAGCCATTTCCAGCGCCACCAGCTGTCGCGTATGGGTGTTCCACGGCGCTTAACGTTGCGCAGTAATTCCGGTTGTCCCATGAAAAAGGTTCGTAATGTTTTAAACGTCACCATTTTTGCCAGTGTGGCACAACGCGGTGTACCGTCATTGTTCAATACACGTACATTATATTTAAAATTGAAATATTGCTGGTGCAATGTTGTACAGAGGTGACGATGGCTACAGGCTTTAATCGCTTCAGGTCGGGGAATTTCATCGACGTCTGACACAATAATAATATCATCATCCTGCGCGCCAGCCAGACCTTGCATAATCTGATTCCGTGCAGTGGATTCATTCTCCCAGGGATCGGTCTCGCCCGCCTTAACCAGAGAGCTATTCGACTGAAAGGCGTGCTGATAAAATACTGGCGCAATATCGTTGACGACATAAATAATTTTATCGCGAAAACGGTCGAATTTCTCAATGTCAAAATTAAGCTTGCATCGGCGTTTACCCGTAAAGGTATAAAGCGATTCAACAATGACAAACCGGTCAACAACATGCTCAAGCGTGTTCAGACGCATTTCAAGCAAAACATCTTCATCGTAGTATAAAAAACAGTCATAAATCATAGTCATCAGAGGCACTTAAGTAGAAAATTTTCATCAGGACAATGGTGTTAATGGCACTTAACAAACGTCTGCATACCTTTTTATAAGGCTGATTTATATGCGTCTGATAGATGCGGTATTTAACTGCGTTAAACTTTCCGTGTTTATTGTAAGCTGGCTAACAATGTAACAGTGGAATAAAATATTGTTGCAGCTAAAAGATATTCGATGCTTTATTTATCCGTCGGATGTTACATTTACTCAGCGGCGCTAGCAATATTAAGCGCAAATTTTTGATTGAAAATCAGCGGGACAAGTGAGTTCCCGATGTTATTTGTCGACAAAATAATGCTTATGATTTAACAGATGAAGAAGATCATTATTGCCCTGAGCCTGCCCCTGCTGGCGGTCATGGATAGTGAACGGGTTGGGCTGCGCCTTTATATAAAACCGCTTATTTTGACGGTCTTGCCTTACCGGAATGGCACAAGACCGGAGATTCAATCTGGAGCAGGATGATCCGCTGCTTACTGGTTAAAAGCGGTTTAACATGGTGCAGGATAATGAAACAGTAGCCTGGGTTGAAAGGGCAAAGTTAAGTCATCATCAAACCAGTGCGACGTTTAACTATGACCCAAAAGCACCGAATATCATCACTTCAGGGTTGCGATAATCACAGGCATTTGCAGTAATAACTCAACTTACTTAGCTGGCTCGCAATCATAGTCACCCCGAATGCGGATCTGACTCTGACTGGTGCGGACGATTTCTGCCCTTAACAACCCTTTGCCATCGAGGTTCGTCTGCTCCATATCCACCATTCCCGGCGCTTTGCTATTTTTGACCCGGATTTTCACCGTTGCGTTGCTGTAGTCACCCTTCTCTCTGGCAAACGTCACTTTCTGGGTTTTTGCCCGTTCACCATTCACTGAGAACCAGCCACTCTTATCCTGCTTAAGGTAAAAGGGTCCGCACTGCATGGCGGCAATGCCGGGAGCTGATAGGCTAATCAACGATGCGATAAGGATAATTATTTTTAGCACTGTGCTGGCGTCCTGCTGATGGGCGATGAGTCGATAGCGCCGAAAAGTGAGGTCCACGGTGCGCAACGACTAATAATGAACAGTATAGCCAATGACGCCTGCATTGACGTCAGTACAGGGTCATAGGCTTAGCAAAAGGACTGACATTATTGCTGACATTCAAGTCTGCTTATCTTAAGGCAAACAGAAAGATTTAATGCGCAGGTCAGTATAACTAAACCTGCATATTCATGATTTCACTTTGGATATTATGGCCTCTAAGGTGATGTAGGTTGAAGCGTGGTTTTATAGAGACATACCGCAAGTCACAAACTGCCATGTTGGTGGTTTTGAGGTGATTTGCGGTATTTTTTTGTGCTACATGTGTGCTACACCTAAATTACCGGCCTGTCAGGCTCATGTACTGACACTATCTCGGCCGTCACTTTCCCCAGCACGATAATCCCTTCCATGCCTTCTCCGTCGATCGTCTCGCCGTCTGAGGTGATAATTCCTGTCTTGAACAATCTGCCCAGCTGCGAATAGTCCCCGAGCTGGAATGCGACCTTGTCGCCTGTCTTACCCTGCACCGTTCTGTCGACAATCGCGAAGCCGACCGGCGTTTCGATCATCAGCATATGAGTCGGATGAGGCATAAGAAGTTTGTTCAGGTCGATACGACCTTCAACATAGTCAGACGCAGGTGATGGAAAGCCCATATCATATTCCCCCGTTCGGGTTGAACTGACGGTAGGTCTTAGCCTCACCCTCCTGCGTAGATGTGTCGCGGAACGTCGCCGTGTTAGCCTTTATCCACTGGTTAGCCTCACGCAGGCTGAAGTGCCAGTTAACCAGCTCCAGCTGATGGACAAACTCCTGCGTCCTGACGATGACGCCCAGTCCCGGCTCTCGCCTCATGGCGTTCATAAATGCATGTTTGATTTCATAGTCGCGCGGCATAATTAATCCTCCCCTGACGGACACTGTATGGATAAACAGTAATGCCGAACGGTAGATTTGATCAAGGCGGAGCGGCTCACAAATTTGTAAAGGAGTTGATGGCAAAGGGTTTTTAGTTGGCGCTTGCGATGGGGAGTGACTAATCTCAAATCACCTACCCCGCAGCCTGCTGAGACTGGCGCGGTACACTCTGCCCCGTCGCCGGGGCTTTTTTATGATCCATGTCTGCATGGATGCCATCTTGTTTGAATGGTATCTTTACGCCTTACAAATTCTTTACGGAGCCTTAGCGCATGTTAGGGATAATCAGATTTTTACTTGCGAGCTGCGTGGTGGCGTTTCATCTTACCGGTAAATTGCCTTTTCTTGGTCAATTCGCAGTCAACTTCTTCTATGTCATTAGTGGTTTTCTTATCACGCTGATACTTAATAAAACATATAAATTCAACGTTATTAGCTTTTCTATAAACAGGTTCCTTCGTCTATATCCCACTTACTTTTTTTTCCTGGTCGTTGGCACACTTATAATTTACCTGATGCCGAATACGATTAATTTCCATCCTTCATGGTCACGTAACCACCTCCCATTAGATTGGTTGGGTAATGCTCTAATATTCCCATGGGCTTTTTTGTCAGACTATGCAGTGCCGAATACATTTGGGGCATTTACGGACTCTTATCCTTTCTTCGCTGACTCCTACAGGTTCAGGATAATCACATCTAGCTGGTCTGTTGCGGTGGAGTTGGTCTGTTACTTCCTTCTCTGGTTATTTATAGCGCGAAATCTTGCCTGCACCTTGTTCAGCATTGCAGCATCGGTTGCATATCACATATTTGTTTACCGCAGCACTGGTGAGCCAACAATGGCTTACTTCCCTTTCTTAGCGGCCATATTGCCCTTTAGTTTAGGATCGCTTGGGTACTTTATATACTCAAAAGTGAAGACCATGAGTGCGATCATGAGCGCATTTAAACGGTACCAATGGGCGTTGCTTTCTGCTTCAGTGTTTCTCTTTTTCGCGAACTGGGAGTTGTTCAACATCAGCCAGAATGGAAGTTGGCATCCATTTCATTACTATTTAAACAACATAATATCTATGTTGATAGTTATATCGGTATGTGATTTAAATCCAGAAGGAAGGCCGGGTAAGGTAGCCAGATTAATGGGTGACCTGTCTTACCCGGTTTTTCTATGTCAGTATTTTGGAGGGTATGTAGCCTGGTATATCGTGGGTTTTAATGAGCAGAATCGCGGGTGGGAGATATTTATCATTGGATACGTCGTCTCAATCGCAATGTCGTTGGTTTGCATTTATCTGATTGATGAGAACATCAGGAAGATCAGAGACAAGGTAAGGCGGAAAGCTGTTACTCAGGCGCCTTAGGCCAATCTATATTGGGTGCCTTTGACGTATCAATCCGATTAACCATCACACGGTAAGTCTTCCACGCCTTGAGGCTTGCCGCTTCTTTGTCTGTTGCAATTTCAAGGTCTGCGGCGTCTTGTAATGGATCGATAGCGATAGTAGCGAGGGCGAGAAGCTTTGCTTTTTCAGACGCAGCCATTACAGCGAGTTGCTCTGCCGTAGGCGCTGGGTAGTCCTTCAGGACCGGACGGCCTTTTTTGTCTGATGAAATTAGCTTGCCCTTAGATTGACCATCAAGTAAAGCGCCCCACTCCTCATCGGTTATTTCAATCGCATCCTCAGGAATGGTATCGCCGTTCATTTCCTCGGAGTAGAAACCGTTTGTTGAAGGTGAATAAAATTTAGTCATTTTTATCTACCTATTGCTAAAACTGTAAAGGCTCCGACGCCTGCGGAAGTTGCAACCCAAGAGATTGAGCTCCTGGTTGTAGTGTTAATGCTCCAGGCTAAGTTGAAGCTGCTGGGTGATCCAGTCGTAATAGAATCGCAGATAAAGGCAACAAGCGTTTGATTGCTAAAAGCGACAGGCAGAGCTACTGATCCACTCGTTGTGCCGTCAGGTGCGGTGCTATTGATCCACTGCAAAACTAGCCCGCCAGGCAATTGCTGATATCCGCTTGATGACTGTAGGCTTGCAAAGCTTGCCATATCGGGAATATTTCCGGTTGCAGTCCCCACGTTTTTTGCGGCGGCGGTGCCGCACCCGATATTAAATCTGGCATCAGATTGTACCTGAGGTCCGGCATTAAGAAATTCAACAAGCTTGTTTGCAGTGCCCAGATATCTTGTGTCCGATAGGCTAGTCAGTGCTGATTTGAAGTTGGCCAGCAGCGTGCTGAGATTTCCATCATCTTTCGCATCTATGCCTCTGTCATTCATAAATGCACCCAGCATTGCAGCCATAACCGTCCCCTGACGAAGGGCTTTGTTTATTTGGGCTGAGCTAGCCTTGCCAGCCTGGAAGCCAATAAGCAATGCTGTAAGGGCTTCATAGTCGGACTGAGTGGTGACATTAGCGCCATTGTCTGTTGCAAACGGTTTAAAGTTATTAGTTGCCATTAAAGTGTTACTCCCCATGCGCCATCATCAAATCCGGCAATAAATTCATTATCCATGTCGAATCCGAAGAATTTCGTTCCGACCGATGGTGTCAGTATTGAAGGTGTCTGAATATCTCCAGCCCATACACCTGCAGCTTTTACCGTCAGATATCCTTGTTTAATTGCAGCAATAAGCTCTTGCGACACCAGGGAGATATCCGTCTCTGGAAATACCCATACCGAAATCGTCATATCCTGATTATCGACGATCTGCATTTTCAGGCCTGAGCCTTCGAGCGCAGCTTCAAGAATGGGAGGAAGGCTATCGTTCTGCCCATCCCAGTTATTGATAGCTATTTTGGCTTTCAGAACTATTCTGTATGTGTCGTCGCTTAGGCTGGTAAATCCTGAGTCGGGATCATATGGCCCCTGCCACACGCCCTGATCCCAACCCAGGCCATCGGTATCAAAAGAGAAATACACGCCTGCTATTGGCTGGCTGACAATCCGGCTTCTGCCTATCCACTCACCCAGCGCATCAAGTTGAATGCCAACCGCGTCATCGATATCAAACGCTGAAATCAGCCCATACATCGCAGAAGATACGTCTGAGAGTTGGCGGGTCGACAAATCAACGTGCTCAACAAACAGGGGCTTCCCCCGGTGATAGTTGGTTATGCGGTCTGTGTATTTGCTCATGGCGACACCGTAATGGAGATGTTCGCTGCACTGCAGGTGGCGGATTCGTTATAGGCGATGACAATGTTTGATGCGGACACGGATCCTGCTGACTTGCCTATCTGCAGGCTGTTAATGTCGTAATAACGAGCGTTACCGCCACTCACTACGCCGAGGTTTGCAGGTGAATACAGGCGACTGAGCAATACGTCATCTCCGATCGTCAGGGAGTTGATGTAGTCAGCTATCGCCTGCTTTATCTGCTCACCGATTTGTGTGGTGTATCCTGTGAATACCTTCAGCACCAGAGCCACATAAATCGGAACATTAGTTGGTCGTGAAAAGCTGATGTTATGCGGGTTTCCGTATTTGTCAGGCACCTGGGAAGTTGTGCTGCCGAAAGTCCCCACGCCCTGACCTTTTTTGCCCCGGATGGTTTGTGCAATCAGAGTGACATCTCCGCCCTCAACAATGGCCGCGATAGAATGTCCGGGAATGCCGTTGGCATCAGTCGCGCCGGTATCGTTCTCATAGAGCTTATGCCGGGTTACGCCTGCGACATTAGCCAGTGCGCCATCAACGGCTTCAAATGGTGTCAGGGACGGGATAGCAACGCTCTGGCCTTGCCTGATGCGCAGTGCCGAGTCCTTTTCTGCATCTGAGCCCACTGCGGCCGCAACTGAGTTGGTAACGCTTGTCCAGTTGCGAGTCGGGGTGTTGATCTGATTTATTGAGCCAATCACAGCTGCTACGGCGCCCGGAACGGCGCAGGTTGCTGTCACAGTCACTGAGCCACCCACGCCAATCGTAACGCTAGCGGGTAGGTTCCAGATAATACCGTTCGCATCCTTAACGGAGCCGTTGATTATCGTGGTGCCGGCTGTGCCATTTAGCGTCAGGTCAACCGTTGAATTCGTCGAAGGCTTTCGTGTGATACCGTTAATTTTGATGTTTCGGGTAAGCGCGTCAGTCATCGCGGTTGATGGTGAGAATGAGGTGTAAACCTGAATCGCCGTGTTGTTAGCGTCATGCACCGCCAAGGCTACCAACGCCACCATCTGGCCGTCTTTACTGTCTGGATCTAAGTAAGCGTCGGTACCGTAAATCTGCTGAAAATATTCGGTTAGTTTACTCAGTATCGTCTGGTAATCGGGCGCGCTTATCCCTGAGGCGGTCACCGTAGCGGAGAGCCCCAGCGTATCTAAATTGAGAGCCATTATGCCTCGCTTGTGACTGTCGTCGTTCCGTAGATGGTGTCGATGGTTGCGGTGAAAATCACACGCCGTGATGAAGTGTTCAGGTTGGTATCGAACGACTTAATTGAGTTAACACCGGGTGTTTCAAGAATCCTTTTCCGGATGGCCAGGTTATACGTTTCAGGCTTCTGCTTACCGAGTACCGACTGAACCCATGGAGTACCCTCGGTAGTGTCGAGGAACCATTGACCGTACCAGAGCAGGAATCGGGTTTTAATGGCCTGAGCAACACACTCTGGCGAGTTAATCAGCCAGGTGTCATCCCCTTTGCCGAAGGTGTAATCACCGTTTTCATCTTCGCGTCTGTATCGCATCAGTTTACCCCGCCTGAATTACCTGTTCCGCTCTGAACCCCTTTGTGTGTGTGCTGGTCGCTGATGTCCTTGCCGTTGGATTTCAGGCTGCCGATGAATTCAATGGCGCCGGTAATTTTGGCTGCTGTGCCAGTCGCGAGACTACCCACCATTCCGCCCATCCACGTCAGAAGGCCTGTTATCGTTACCGCCTGGCTGAACTTAGCCAGAGGCGTCGTTACATTCAGGCCGCCCGGCGCGACGATATTTACCGTATGGCTGTTCGGGTCCAGCTCGATATAAGCCGCCCCGTCATCTGTGCGCATCTGCAGTGTTGACGGGCTGATGTTGCTGATCACTTGGGCCTGCGATTGCGGGCCTATGATAGCGAACGCATCTGACAGGTCATGCTGGCGAGGGTCTACCGGCTCCTGAATGCCACCGTTCTGCCACCAGAAATCGATACAGCGGTCACTGAATATGACCAGGCACTCATCCCCCTCCTTTACCGGGAAGGTAATCGTGCATCCGCCGCCGCGTGGGAACACAACCGGGACGTCGAGAAGCAAAGGAAGAGGTGCTGATTTGAAGTTACCCAGCTCATCGGCTGCCTGACCGCTGATGGCAGGCTGAACAGTGCAGGTGCAGGCAATCGGGTCGAAGGTCTGGATAATGCCAGGCATGGAGACGCGGAGCATGGAGAAGATGGAATCTGACAAGGCTTTATAGGCCTGCGATTCACCGCCAGCCTGTGATTGTTGTGAAACTGGCATATTTGCTCCAATAAAAAACCCGCCGAAGCGGGTTGATAAACAAGAGTTAGATTTACAATAAACCCATCTTTTCAGCTGCAACGATACTGTAAACATCGCCCCGCCCATTACAAGGAGCGGCAACACTAAGCATTCCGACATAGCCTTGACTACCTTGCTGCTGGCAAAGTTTGGTATGCATGATGGCCAGTTTCGCCGCATGCTCGAAATCAATAAAGTTTCCAAACGTCGCTTCGTCTAGAGCAACTGCTTTAGTTTTATTGGGTATGCGCCTATTTTTTAACACTGCTGAAAAATCATTGAGCGCTTTTGTTAAGTTTGAAATACATAAATTCGTATAGTCAGTGTTGTTATATGCGGACACTCGCCTGCATTCCTTTGCGTATTCTTCTAAAGCTATTTGAAAGCGTCTAATGGTCAAATCATTGGATCCGACTTTTAAGTATACATTATCAGATGTTTGCTTATTCGGATAACGTGTTACGAATCCTAAATTATTTAATGCAGTGCCAAATTTTCCTTGTACATTATTAAATTTTGAAATATCCATATCCCCGATGGGAACCTCAGGATGAGACGCTTTGAATTTCGCTTCAATTTCATCTTCATTTGCCTCTCGAATGGCCTTTGCCTCTGCAGCCTTGCGCTTATTATTTATTTGCTCTTCTTTTTTTTGAGCCAGCCATTTTTCCTGAGCTTTGAATCCACCAGGATCCCAAGCACATGCGGTTAGTAATAGTGGTAGCAGCACTGAAAAAACTCTTATTGTTTTCACTTTTCATTCATCCTAAATATCTATTCATCGCAGTTGCAGCCAGGAGGTCAACTGCGCCACGCGCTTCGCACATCATGTCCATATACCACGCCTGTCCGCGTGTATCACCAGTGTACATAATGCCACGCACGATATAAACGCCATCGGTCGCAATACTTGCGGGCTGTTGCAGTGTTCCGTTAACGTTCAGATTCCCGTTATTTTCAGTCTCAAAAATCCGCCCACCTGAACGCTGCACTTCATCACTGGATAGCGCTGAGCGATATATAGAAGCCTGGTCCAGCTCAATCAGGCCACTAACCCGGATATTGGGATTAATAAGGCACCGCACGTTAACACCAGCACCCATGGTCTGCTGTGGCATGCCGATGAGTCCGGTGCGGCTGTTGAGTACTATCGCCTCATGGATATACTTATCAGTGCTGACCATCTGCGCCTGACCATCCACAATCTGCCAGTTGGCATTGCACTGGTCTGCCACATTGCTCATCACGTCCCGCGCCATGCCATACATCACGCGCCCGCGAGGGAATATGGTATCCGGCATCTGCGCGGTGATACCCTGCGTTACACCAAACGGCTGGAAGCTCTGCATCGTGGCGGCATGCAAATCTGCCACCGTGTAACCCGCTGCCAGCGTCGTGTTGACCTTCGCGGCAACAAACGCCTGGTGGCCGTCAATAGCCTGAATCAGGATGTAAGTGTCGGTCGGGTTATCGCGCCCGGTTATCGTAAAGCGAATTTCACCGTCGAATATCTGCCCGAAGTTCTGCCCGTCCGTCTGGCCCACCTGAGTCGCATCGACATTGCGTGCAATTCCTACCTGACTGGCATCGACCGGCGCAGCCAGGCCATCGTAACCGGCGATCATCTTCAGCCTGGAGAATTCCTTGCCCTGAATCCGGCTGACGGTGTCTTTCTTCAGGTTATAGATTTTCACCGTCGCAACGCGCGGCCATAGCGCATTCGTCCACTCAATATTAAATAAGACTTTGAAATCTGAAAGGCTGATGCCGGCGCCAGACTCATCGACCAGCAACAGTTCAAAGTGACGCATCCAGTTCTGGCTCATGCTCACCTCGTGATTACGTAGAGATGGCTGCGAATGCCAAGGTCAGTTTTGGTTGGGTAATCCTGCGAAGCGTCATCGCAGGCCACCTCAAGCGCGAATCCCAGGTTAAGGTAGTCCCACTGCGAAAGCAGGTTACCGCCTGTCACCATCGGGATTCCGCTGACGATTTCATTGCCGCCGCTATCCATCAGATCAAGCACCCATGCGAAGTCACGCCACTCTACCTGCACTCTGTAGGTGGTATTGCTTAGCACGATGTTGAATGCCTGATTGTCCGGTGATAGCGGGATTTCATATCCCTGCATGCTTACCCCGAAAAGTAACTTGAGAGTTTCGAAAGCACAGACTCATTGGCGCTTTTCACTGACTTAATGCCGGTGTTCTGCACTGGTGATGTGCTTACTCCATCCGCCATGTCGGCTTTGTTCGCCACGTTGATCGTCTGCGTCTGCGATATAGGGACTTCTTTGAGCGTAAGAGATGCCATCAGGACATTTTCAGACGTCCGGTCGGTGGTTACATCAAGCACGCGGATCAGCATGTTGTTGTAAATGCGCTTGCCGGTAACTACATCGAATGGAACGCGACTGGCCTGCAGGTCGAGAAGGTTTTGATAGGTTTCTTTTGGGCTTAGCCCCAGCAAGCTAGTACCGGTGAACGAACTCGCAAAATCAAGCAACGAGCCTCCCCCAGAAAAGCCGACCTCCATTGTCAGCTCTGATGGACGTTTGTAGGCATGGTCAGCGAGCGGCGCGCCCAATTCAGTAGGATGCTCTGTAATCTCCAGCACATCACTATGCTTCTCAGAGATAACCACGTCCGGGATGATCAGGCCTATCTTCCTGCTTTGCTGTGAAAACAGCGTAGAGAGAATATCCATTATCTGACCGCCGGAGTAAGTTGCTGGGTTAGCCGGGAGTTAACGCCCATCTGTCGTTCTGCGACACTATTTCCTGCTCGCTCAGGATCGCTTACACCATAGATATGGATGTTTGTTTCCTGAGTAATGCTTGCGCCAGCACTAGGCATATTGCTGAGTACCCGAGGAACATAGCTCCGGGTCTCCTGAGGCATCAAAGCCATGCCATGTTTTTTCACATTACCAAGCCCCCAGTTATAGGAGGCCAGAGCTTTCGGCAGATCGCCATTGTTAGCTTTAAGAAGCTGGCTGAGATATTTTGCAGCCGCGCCAGCCGCCTTCATCGGGTCAAATGCGTCGTTACCCCGCAGACCTAAGTCCCGACCGGTACCTGGCATAATCTGGAACAAACCCTGAGCACCTGCACCAGAGACTGCATTGGGATTGCCGGAAGACTCCGCTATTGCAACACTTCTTAGGAGTCCCTCGGGAAGCCGGTAAAGCTGCTCTAGCCTGTCCATAGCAGGTTTCATCCAGCCAAGTAGCGCTGCACCATCCTTGCTTGCCCGCGGCCTCCTCACAGACTGACCATATTGCTCAACAGGTCCGTCAACCGAGTATATTTGCTCAGGTTGCGAATCTTCGACAGGAACCGGTTGAGGGTCTCTATCACTCAACCATCTCTTCATGGCAAAGCCTATACTGCGCGGATCAAAACCGGTTTTGCTCTTGATGTATTCCGCAGCACTGTCTGCACTTGAGGTTATGGCAGGCAATGCGTCAGGATTGCCTTTCCCCTGATTTATCAGCTCTCGTCCAACCGAATAAGCATCCTTCCAGCGCCCATCCTTGATGGCGTTGAGCAACCGCGCGATGCCATCAAGCATTTTCGAAAATTCGCCAAGATTGGACATGAGATTGCTCATGTCCCATTTGGCCGTCCATGCCTGAGGGTCAATGCCAATAAGACGCATAACAGCATCTTTCAGATCGTCGACGCCTTTAATGGCACCTTTTATCTGCGGCTCCCACTTACCCCAGTCGATTAACGACTTACCTCCCTCTTTCCAGACTTTATAGTCATCGTAAAGAGCGAGTATTGCACCGCCCAGTAAACCGATAAGTGTTATAGGGGATGTCAGGAATGCGCTATTTAATAAGCGCCAGGCAACTACCAGCGCGCCGAATACCTCTATCAGGCGTTGAGTCGACTTATCCAGCGACGACCACCATTGCATGATGTCGCCGCCTGCTTGAATTAAGCGGTAGACAACTCTGCCGATCATCTCCGCAAGCCACAGCAGACCTTTCACGCCACTGGTAATCGTCTGCTCTATCTTCGGGAAGTTATCGACGATCTGCTTACGCAGTGTGTCGATAGAACCAGACAGACCTTCTGCCAGGCTGGAGCCGATTTTATCGCGCGCCATGCCCGCCATTTGCCCGAAGGCGCGCAGCGAGGTCATGAACTTGTTGGAGCTGATTGCAGCTTGGTCAGCATTAAAGCCGATAGCCTTCGCCATCTGCGTGTATTGCTGATTGAACTGACCCAGCCCACGACGCATCGCCATTAATGTGTTTTCATCGATGCCGAGCATCTGCGCATACTGGTTTGCGCGGTAGTACGGCATGTTCCTGAGCTTCTGGCCCACCCCCGTAAAGATGCTGGCCATATCCCGCATGTTGCCGCTGGCATCGCGAGTTTGCACGCCAAGGCGGTTGAGAAAGCCTTCCGAGCCGGGATTGTTGCGCATGAACCGCGCCAGCCCCTCAAGGGAGCCTCGTGCGGATTCAGCGTTTGAACCTGCCTGAGATGCGGCATAGCCAATAGCCTGAATGCCTGCCACTGTCGCGCCTGTACGCTGGGATGACCAGTAAAGCTGATCCAGACCGCTGGCGATTTTGGCGGTGAAGGCCACCACTGAGAGGGCCGTTGCTTCTACTGCTGCGCCGAGCTTAACAACATTCAGTGTGGTGCCCAGCACTACGGAGTCAAACTTGCGCGCGCCAGCATCGTCAATCTGAAAGCCGAGGCTTACCAGAAAATCCTTGATAGTCTCAGCGTTCATTATCCTGTCTCCAGCGCTCAATGCGGTTGTTGTTGTCTGCTTTCAGGTCAAGCCAGTCATTCATGCGCGCCACGTCTGCGAGATCTACTGAGCCATCTTTCAGCGCGGTGTAACTGATGTACCCGGCATCAACCGGGCGCATCAGAAAATCTTCACCATCAGGAAGGGATTCGAGCGTCAGGCCGCTGGCTGGCTGGCAATCTCTTTGTCGGGGGTTGCGGGCAAAAAATTTCCCAAACTGTCGCCCACCACCCGACCAACAATCTGCAGCATGCTCATCAGATCGATGTCGTCGAACATCAGCTCGTTCTGTGACATTACCGGTGTCCATACTTTGCCGTTCTGCCGGGCGACCACTGACAGGCAAGGTAAGATGATCGCATTGGTATCTTCTTCACTCATATCAGCTAATGACTCTGCAATTTTCGGCAACGCGGTTTCGATGGCTTTATAAACATCGCCACCCTGTGTAGCAGACTTGAGAGCCTGAAAGTCTCCAAGCAATCCGGCCAGAACCGGGAGTAGCTTGCGCGACACCTTCAGCTGGTCGAAAACGCTTAGCTTTGATGTACGGTAGTTAACGCCTTTGATTTCAAATTCCATCGATTAAAACTCCCCGAGCACTTCGTCGATTTTGCCGCCGTCAAACACCCACGCCACCATTCCGGCAACTTTTGGGTTGTTCCAGTCTGGCTGGCGCTGGAACGCCGCAGAGCGAACGGTAACAATGTCGCCTGATGCTTTGTTGCGCAGCACGAACACGTTGTTACCCCACAGCGCAGAAGACTGACTTTGCGCGTTGTACATCAGGGATAGCTTCTTATTCACCGGAGAGGTTTTCTGAAGGTTGATGGTGACGGTGCCGCTCTTACCTGCATGCAGGCTATGCATCGTTTCGCCATCAGCACCAACCGTCATGGTGTTTTTAGCCTCGGTCATCGTTACCGTGATCCCTTCATCGGAGTTCGCAGAGCCGTAGCCAAGGTCAATCGAGCCGGTCGGGCCGGTCATGGACGCCGTAATGTCTATAAAGCTGTAGGTACTCATCTATATCCCCTTAGCGAACAACGTTGATCTGAACATCGGCATAGTGAACTGCACCGGCCAGTTTGATAGCAGCCTGAATCAGGGGCGCGCGGCGCTTCTCGCGGTCAGACTGAGCCTGTGATGACAAGGGCTGTGCGTAAACGTAATAGCCTTTTGTCAGGGTGTCGCCTGCCGTAATCTGGCCGATGTCACCGCCATTCCACACGCCCGGCGCGACCAGTCCATTCGAAACAGCCTGGTCGAGCGACATCTCAACGTTAGTGAGGAGGCGCGTGATACCTGCTTCGGTCTGGGGGATTTTGCTGGTCGAGGTGTACAGGGCGTTAAACAGGTTGGTCTGCACGTAGTTCTGCAGCCAGTCCAGTCCGTGCCGCTCATCGAAGAAATCGCCGTTAGACATTACGCCCTGCTGAAGGATTGCAGTGTCATTCGCGTAATATACGTAGACGTTGGCATTCTTCGCATCCACAGCAGCAGCCTGAGAGCTTGTCAGCGTCTCGTACGTCACGCCCGGTTCAGTTTTGAACTTCAGGGTAATTGTGGTGTTGTTGCCTGTGAAATTGACGGTAAAAGCGCGCCCGAACGCCGACAGCGCCGCATACTTACTCTTCGTTGAGTACTGCACAAAGGTGCGACTGTACCCGGCAGCCTTAAGGGTAGATGCGATATCTGATGTGCTTGCTGAGTCGATGATGCCAGAATCGGCAGAGGTGACGGCAAACACGCGGCTAATGCTTGATGCCTGGATAGCTGCAGCAGTTGCCGTAATTTCTGCAGGAGTCAGTTCGTCTTCATCGGCAATACCGAGTCCATACCAGTTGGTAAACTGCAGCGCTGTACTGATGGCCTGCGCCAGAGTTTCAACGCTTCCGGTTTCATCTGTTGCAAGTGTTTTAGCCCAGCGGCCGACGTAGACCTGAGCAGGCCGCGGTGACTGTGAAAAGTAAATCAGCGCAGCTTCGTACTCCGGACTTTCTTCGCCGAAATCAACTCCGATGTCCTCTGAGCTGGTATAAAGCCGGATGCGCTCTGATACCGGAATAACAGTGGATGTGCCGAGAATGAGTAGCGAACCGAAATTACGACCCGTCGCCGCAGTGGGGGACATGATCACGTCAACGTTCACAACGTTGGATACAGGTAAGCCCTGTGCCATAGGTTAATCTCCAAAGAATGATACTGGCGCGTCGACCAGAGATTTGATGCCGTAATCGCGGATAACTTTGCGGCGCAGGCGCACAGTGATGTCGTACCGGCGCACCCACTGGTTATTGATGAGTTCGGGGAAGGCTGTCAGTTCACTGTAATCAGCAAGTGACAGCTCGCTTGTTTTCAGCGTTTCGTTGTTCTGCTCAACCGTCAGGCCATCGCGAAACAAAGTGGCGATAGACTGGCTTTGCGGGCCATAAAAGGATGCAAGCGTTTCGATCACTTCGTGACGCCAGAGCTGATTGCCATCATCAGTCTGCCGGACGAACGCCGGGGCGTTATCAGCCGTAAAGCCGATGACGCCAAAGCCGCACCAGTTCACGTCAGCAGCAGGAAGGGCAGCCTGTATGGCTGTCCAGCGCGGCCTGACCATGCCTGACGGTAATCCGGATAATGCTCTTGCCCACTGGCTTAACTCCCGCTCAAGCGCCTCATCGTAGGCCTGCGGCGCACTGACAGGTGTCAGGTAACCGGCTGCAGTGCTGTCATTACTCACCGGCGCCTCCGTCGAATGGCAACAATTCACAGTGAGCCTGGACGAAGCCAGCACCGTAAGCTGTGTATGGGTCAACGAACGTGACGCGATAATCGCGCCCACGATAGGTGACAATATCCGCATCGATACCGGTGTTGCCGCTGGTCAGGCGGAAAACGGTAACTATCAGGATTGCACCGTTAATAATCTGACCGGCCTGCATGCGCCGGGCTTCCAGTGAGCGGTCAACCGTCACCACGCCACCAAATGGCGTCACAGTGGGTGTGTTGCTGGGAAAGCCATCTGCATCGACAGTCTGGGCATTGCGCTTCACGGTGAGCGTTGTATCGAGGAATTCAGGCGATAGCAGAACGTCAGTAACATCAAGAGTCGGCATCTTTATCCCTCACAACGTGCGTGATTGAGCGGCGATACTCGCCGGTGTCGATTAGCGGCTTGTTACCGGTACGCCCGCGACGGAGCCGATTAGCAATCGTGGCATCCGCAAGGGGAGTGAACCCGGTAATAGTGATGTAACGCTTCACCCCATTTGCCGCCACAGTACCGGCGCGATCGAGTGACGTAACGGCGCCTTCTGCATCACCCTCCAGCGCCTTGCGGGCCGCTGACTTAAGGTGAGGCATAAAGTCCTGCTCTACCGACCTGACACCTGGATTCAGGTGCGGACGTGGCGGGATGTTCTGCGCTGGTGAGCCGTTCTCGTTGATATATCCGATCGCCGCATTGCCGATATCGCCATCATCACGCTCATCTTTCGATTCAGGGATGCCCACCAGAACATCCTTGTTCGTGAGGGTTTTAAGGGCGTCCAGAATGCTTTGAGCGTTGTCACTGCGAACTGTCAGACCTGATTTCATAGCTGAATCCCGCCATACCCGAAGTACTGCAGCATCTGCCAGAATTCCGCACCGTAGCGTGAGAAGTTCCAGAAGCCAGCGTCCGTGTTCAGTGTTGAGCTGTTGTCATAGCTCACGCTGACCTTATCAACTGATTTGGATGCAACTACGCCACTCGTAGCGCCTCCGGCACCACCGAGCATCCCGGCTGCTGTATCAGCTGCATTCAGCACCATGTAATGCGCAACGAACAGCTCCACCAGATAGGGGAACATGTCCCCCATAGCAGAGCCATCAATGAGCAAGTCGGCGAGGTTGAGCCGGAACTGGATTACTGGATCGGGATATTTAGTGGTGTCAGAGAACTGCGGGAAGTCGCGGCGGAAATCACTTACTGTCGGCAGGTTTCGGTTTCTTGCCATCGTTGTTACCTTCCGGTGCCGGATCAGTCACGGGCTCCTGCAGTGCAGCCAGTTGCGCGGTCAGGTCAGCAATGATTTCATCCTTTTCAGTAACCGACTGTTGCAGGTCACCAATGGACTTATCTTTGCCTTCCAGTTGCGCGGTCAGGCTGTCAATCTGCGCTTGAAACTCTTTGGTATCAGCCGGCGCTTTTACTTTGCCGGTGACTTCAGAGTGCGCAGCAACAAACCAGTGATCGGCAACCTTGTCGTCTACCGTGTGCTCGCCAACGCTGAACTCCTGTGCCGTGCCGTCTTCGTTATTGAACTTGAAGGGGGTGTGCACACGAATGGTCTTCTTAGCCATTACATTCTCCTTAATGCCCCTTTCGGGGCGGATAGGTTAGATGCCATCCATATACGCGATGGTTTCCGGATACGGAGATTCAACAGCGCCCAGCTTGCCGTAGTAGGTGGTAAGCTGGTAAATGCCGCGATACTGAACCGGGATGTTCTGCAGTGGGACCATCGGGAAGCGAACAAACTTCTTATCGTTGGTGTAAGCCATCATGCGGTCGGTACCGCCAACGCCAGCGCCTTTCAGCCACTTCACCGCACGGATATTCAGCGGGGTGCCGTTCTGATGGAATGCGATGGTGTTGTTCTGCAGGTAGGTCAGCAGCGACTGGTTACCGGCAGATGAGACGATGATGCTGGACAGCAGCGCAAACTGCTCAGGCGGCAGCAGCAGGTCACGCGGAACAATCGTGTAACCGGTGGCAGCCCAGGCATTCGACAGCAGCAGGTTGATCGAGGTACGGATTTCATCGGCAGTTGAAGTTGCCCATGTCTTCGGCGCGTTGGTCACCGCGGCACCGGTGTAGTTGGTCAGGCCTTTAACGCCTAACTGACTGTCACCGCGATAAACCTGCTCATCGGTGTCCATATTCCACTTCAGCTGCATGCCATCGAACTTCTGCGTATCCAGCGGGCGGCCCACTTTGGCGGCGGCGGCCAGCTCGACAACAGTCCAGCCAAGCTCCATGCCCCACAGGGTCAGCGGGAAGCCGGTTTTAGAGATGTCGACGTTAACGCCTGCGATTGCAGTGGAGTCTTTGCCGATCCAGTTTTTGCCAGCCGGGTTAGGTGTACCCGCCGCCGCAAACTGAGAGTTGGTGAAAGAACTGATGTCATCAGCGATGGACACATCTTCGCGCAGCTCAATATCGCGCGACCAGGTGTATCCCACCAACGGCATGTTCAGGTTCTGGTCAAGACGCTCAAGCTCGCCAACCAGGAAAGCGCCAGAACCGTCAACGGTGGCTTGGTCAAAAGTAAACATATTTAGCGGTTCCCTTAGATGTTGTAAGCGACTTCAGCATTGCCAGCGGCATCGCCTGCGCCGGTGAAGGAGGCGTTAGGCAGCACTACGGTTTCGTCAGTGACAGCTGCGCCCAGAATTGCGCCCAGCGGGCTCGCGTCGGTCGGATTGGCATTGCGCACATATACCGGCGCGCCTTTAACCAGATTCACTGCGGTGCTGCCGATGTTCACGGTCATGTAGCCGCGCTTCATCACGTCGCCAGTAAAGTTCTTACCGGTGCCAACCTGACGAACCATGTCTGGCGTCGATGTGGTTGGGTATGGGCGAACGTACAGGCCGGTGATAACAGTGGCGGCATCAGACGCAGCAAGAGGAATAAACTTACCGTCTGTGCTGTCCTTGCCCACAAGGCCGTAGGCGCTGAATGTTTTGGTCGAGTCCAGAATCACCGGCTCGGTGGTCAGGTCCTGAGGGCGTGAAATAGCCCCGGCGATGCCTACTGGCATCCGGTACAAATATGCAACCATGGGTTTATCCCTTATTTTTTCCAGTGAGCGGCGAAGGCTTTATTGAGAGCAGCCGGTGAGTTTTTGTTGGATGAATCGTAGAAAGCAGCGCGAGAGGTAGTGACCGGGGAAGCGTTGCGTGACTTGGCAATTTCACTAGCCGACACGAACACGGCGTCCAGCGTCGCTTTTGGCATCTTGCTGAAGTCAGGTGTGGCACCAACCAGCGGAGCAAGCAGCGCCTGACCTTCTGGCGTCCTGAAAGCCGCGTTCATGGTGGAGCGTTTGAATGCAGCCAGTTTGCCACCTTCAGGCAGCTTGACGCCCGGCATGATCAGCTCAGCGCGAGCAACGACACCCTGATGGTAAGCAGCATCGGTGGTAGCTTTCTTCTTCTCGTCCTCTTCGTCCGGATCGGAGTCAGTGGTAGAGGTCGACGCCGGATTAATCAGCTGCTGCACCAGAACCGCCAGCGCATCAACTTTCTTTTCCAGCTCGCCAATACTCATTGCGCCACCGCCTTCGCCACCTTCTTCATCGGTGGTCAGACCGCCAAGCTCGCGCTCTTGTGGTAATGGCTGGGCCGGATTGATGGTGATGTTTACTGCCCGCGCCAAATCAAGGCTTGGCTCGACCAGTTCTGATGGCGCATTGTCCACCAAATCGGCCAGGCTATCGGCATCTTTGGTTTTAATGGCCCGCTTCAGCTGGCTAAACCAGCCCTGATTTTTGGTAGTCATGAATGTGCTATCTCCAATTGAACAGCGAATGCCTGCGCGACCATTGGGTACGCTCGCACAGTGGTTACCGATAATTGTGTGTTGCCTTGCTTGTCCGGGGGCTTTCTGCTCGTATTCAGCGTCATAGCCCATGGATATCTGGTCCTGACCATCCATCACCTTCTGAATGCCTTCAGCGGTCTTAATGTGGATGTCACCCAGCATTAAATCTGACTGGTTACCAGTTCCTCGCCGGACGTTCTGAATATGGCCGTGGGCGTGGTCGCGCCAATTGCCTGGATTGACCATGTCTTTCGGGTGACCCAGCGTGAATGCCATGCCTTCGAATGAGGCGAGCGTTTCAGGGCGAAATACCTCGTCAGCGTCGCGGGTTACAACAATCTCACCATCCTCATCGCCAGCGATGCCGGGCAGTTCGCTTTCGTCGTATACCTGAGCGCCAGTGCGGGCGATCGGGACGTCTTTGCACAGAAGTGAGCCATCGGCCATCTCAAAGCGAGTGTTGCCGAGGCGGGTGGTGTAGAAATATTGCATTGCGTCACCTGTTTATCAGGCAAAAAAAAGGCCGCTTAAGCGACCTGTGTGTTTGAGGAAATTCAGCTTCCTGAATTTATTTTTTCTGAAAATTCCAACGCGCGTCTGGCGCTTTCTACTGCCTCTCTGGCATCACGAGCTCTGCGAGAATCTTTATCTGGATTATTGCCTCTTCCGCCCCAATCTGGCTCATTTACTCGTGCTAATCTGGCCTCAGCATCGTTGAGGTTCTGTCTGGCGAGCTCTACATTCCCCACCCTATCTAACCATTCTTCATAAGATCTGAGCGCTGCGGCAGGATCATTCAAGAATAACTCGATATTAGCTTTTTTCGCGTTACCGGATGGAATGTTGAAGCCCTTCCAATGCGATGCTCCTTGTGGGCGAAACTTCCAGTAAATCACCCACGAACCAAAATAATGGCGCTCATGAGTATATTCGAATCCATTCTTCACATTCATCTTTGCCATAAAAATCACTCCCTTATAAACCAACAATTAGGGAATGATAACTTATGTTGGCTCAGGAACAACTACCTCACAATAGCAGCGGCAGTTAGGAAACTGGCCTGCATGCCCCGTCATCCCATCCAGCGTCGGCGGAGTATCCCAGTCAACATACTGGCCGTTCATCTTTGCGTGAGAGTGGCGCACGTCGCTATCCTCTGATGTTCGCCAGATGTAGCCACGCGAGCCGATAGCGGTTGAGCGGGCCTGCGTGATTGCGGTAGATGCGCGGCCAACCTCCGTCCGGGCGATGGTGCGTGCCCGAGACTCAGTTACTTCACCGGTGCGCATGATTTCATCCGTCAGCGTGCTGGAGCGCCTGCCGGTTACCACAGCCTCAATCGCCTGATTGTGAATGTCGTAGACCCGGTCGGCGGCTTCCAGCGGGAGGGACTTGAACAGCTTCACCTGCTCCTGGATGATGCTGCGGGTTACCATTCCCTGACTGCCTGCCATCAGGTCACGCAGGCCAGCAGAGATTTGATAGGAGCGCTCACGCCACATCGCATCGTCTGCAATCTCCAGCGTGCTAATAAGGCGCTTCGATACCGCTTCAGCCCATGGCTCAATCAGGTCCGCGTAACGCTCCAGCCTGTCCATGATGTCGGTGACGCTGTCATTTGAACCATCGTAAGAACCCTCGACTATCTCCCCGACTGCCTGAGCTATCTTTCGTAGCTGTGTTCCCAGTTGCCTCTCGGCGCGCTTCAGGTTCGGTGGCTTCGACGTTATCGAGGTCTTTCTCGCTCGGCGGCGGGAGGTCACTGGCATTATCGATATCCTCTTCGCTGATGGTTGAGCCGATGCCGGTCACGCGTGCCGTTTCCTGCAGATGCATGGCACCGGCTTTCTCGGTCATCAGCCCAGCGTCAACAGCCTGAACGGTTGCGGCCACAACCTTCGCTGCAGTGTCGGCGCGCTCGCTGTCTGGCGTCTGCCACAGCTCGTTAAACTCGAAAGTGAAATCATCAGGCAGTGGCGATGCGAACAGGCTCATATGCAGAACCTGAAACAGTTTGCGGATGGGGCGGCGTAACTTGCGCTCCTGCTGGGTGGACACGTTGTCGTAGTAGTTAGCCAGGTCAGTGTCACCGGTAGAGAACCCGGCAGGAGACTGTCCAAACAGGCGCACCAGAGGAATGCCGAACGCACCTGACACCTGTTGACCAAACTGCGCCAGCACGTCACTGAGCCCGGCATACGAATAGGTGTGCGCCTCGAACTTGTCTTTGGCATCCATAATCGTCATGCCTTCGTTGCTCTGATACTCGCGGATCATGTCCATATGAGACATGAGACCCTTATACATTGGGTTGTCCTTACCCATCGCAAGCAGGCTACGCAGGCCATCAATGCTGTAGGTGCGAAGATGAGCTTTGTATACCAGTTGAGCAACGCCGGTTGTCGTGGAGTCGAAAGCCAGAAGGCGATCAAAGCAACGCTCAATCACCGACATGCCCCAGTCGTTTTCTGTGAGGCGCTGCTGGTACGGAAGCGGGATGCCATCAAAGCGAATCAGCCTGGAGTGGTGAATGCGCCACGGCGGGATACCGGTAGCTGACGTCACGACCTTGTAGAACTCCGGCATGCCGAAGTCCGGTCCAAGTTCGCTCACACGGCGCTCGGTCATTGCATTGAGCATCCATCGGTCCATCACCATCACGCCCTTAAAGGCGTCTTTGGCTATGGTTTCAATCCTTAGCGGCGTTGAGTAGTTCTGCCCATCAATCAGGATAACGCCCACAGCGCCACCGTAGAGCCGCGCCCACTTCAGCGTGTCGTTTATTGCCTCCCATAGCCCCATCTCATCCCATGCGTGGTCTAGCTGCTTCTTGCGGCCATCTTCAAGCTTGGAGGTGATAGTCACACCCTTACGGGTCATGTCATCAGGAATTGCATCTACGCCAGCGCCCACCAGCCATGATGTGCGGTAGGCCTGCTCAATCAACAGGCGATTACGTGAGGTCCAGTTATTGCGGTAGGTGCCGGCGCCAGACTGGTTCGACTCATTAACACCCATCCGGGCAATGAAGTTTTCATAGCTGTCACGCGTTGGTACAGGCTGCGACATGCTTTCTGTTTCGGACATATTCAGCCTTTCCCAAGTTGCGCCCAGGTGCCGAGGCTGTCTGAGCTGGTAATGTAGCCATCCAGCCCGTAGCGAATGGCATCTATGCAGTGGTTAAACTTGTCGACGATGATCGGCAGTATGTCGCCGGTCTTTTTGTCGACCTTGTAGGAGTAGTGGCGGAATTCATCGGCGGTGTGTTTGCAGCGCTCATGAATAATGATTTCCTCAAACCCTTTCAGGTAGGTGACACCATCCTCAACGCTACCTTTCCACTTTGCGGCCGCATCAATCGAAAATCCCTGGCGCGCCAGATAGCTGATGGTTTCCGGTCGGGAGTTATCACCCTTGATCGGCCATTTGCGTACCTCAGGAATAGAGTCGTAGAACTGCGGCATTTCATCCAGTTCCACGCCGACGCCATAGGCCTCGTATTCGATATAGAGCCGGGTGTCGATCATGAACATGCGGATAAGCGTGCTCGGGTCATTTGCAAAGCCGAAGTCAGCGCCAAAGAACAGGCGATCGGCTTGTTGCCACAAGTCGTCAGGGAACGCTTCCACCCTGTACCGGTTACGGAAGATGACTGAATCGCTAATCGACTTCGGCTTACCCAGCCAGATGTGCTCATAGGCCTCATAATCAATGCGCTTGCAGTACTCCATCTCTTTGCGGAGTGTTTCTGGCAGGTATGGGTTGTCGTAGTAATTCACCTCAACCGTAATGCTGTCGTCCGGTGGAGTAACGATGAAGCGCTGATAGGTCGGGTCTGACTCTTCGCCGGGGTTAAATGTCACCCAAATCTCAGAGCCTTCTTTACGGATGGTGGGTATCAGGATCGCCCATGAGTCCGAGGAGACAGATTGCGCCTCTTCCACCCAACAGATGTCCACACCTTCAGTCGACTTGATGCCGAGCGGGTCGAAGCGCAGACCTTTGAACAGGAATTCACTACCGCATGAGCTGACAATCTTTTCATCGGTAATTTTGAACCAGGGGTTAAGCCCGAGCATCTCAATCTGGTCTTTCAGCAGCTTGTGTACTGAGTCCTTGATCGAGTTCTGAACCTCGCGGGTACAGAGTATGCGGAGCTTCTTGCTTGCGGCCATAATGACCAGTGCGCGGGCAGCAGCCCATGATTTAGCGCCACCACGCCCACCGTGGAACGTCTTATATCGCTTCGGCTGAAAGAGTGGCTTGAACTTAGGTGCAAAGCTAAGTCTCGTCTCCGCTGCTGTCATCTTCCGCTCCGAAGCTAATCACGAATGATGGCGTGGCAAGAGGAAGGCCATTAGCGCCAACCAGTTCGTTTTTAACGTTGTCTTTGAATGCCTGGACGGTCACATGCTTGCCAAGAAGTTCGAGGTTCTTGACCTTGTCGGGCCATTTAATCTTTTTCAGGATGCCTACCATCTCGCGGTCTTCACCCCTACCCTCGAACATGTCGGCCAGGTCAAACCCGCTAAGATAGCGACGCCAGGAGGCGGGCCACTGAGATACTGGCTTAATGCTCATATCGTCAGTCATGATGTCGAGCACATCCATTTCGTCAATTTCTATGAGCCGCCTCAATACATAAGCAGCATCAACGTTAACTTGCTCGTTGCGCTCAGCTTTAAGTTCGGCGATTCTGTTTTGGATGTCAGGTTTAGTTAGGTTTTCGCAACCTGATGCACGGGCGGTCTTTTCGCTGTACCCCGCCCGAATGGCCGCTTGCGTGGCGTTCAAATCGATGAGGTACTCGCGACAGAACATCTCTTGTTTGTCGGTGAGTGCCATTTTTATATCCAAGGAAATTATGATTACGCTATATACCGTTGACAGGGGGGGATACTTTGATAGTGGCAATACCCCACACCTTACTGAACTTAATGGGACAGGGCTGACAGAACTTGATCAATACATTCAGATGCTTTTCCCTGATGGAATGTCACCACATGGTCATAAGTACTTTTTCAACAGCAATTCTTCAGTCATGAAAATTGATTGCTCGACAGAGCTTCATTTGGAAATGCACAGAAGGGCTTTTCATTCGCACAAGCCATCGCGTTTCACATCTTTATTTGCATGTCAGGCAATCGAGGAATGCATTGTTTTTCGGCAAAAATATGGCTCTGCAAGAAATCCAATTTATTCATTTGAAATTGACGAAAAAGATGTTCATTTTGGCGATATGGAGCTGCTCAAAGCTGGATGTTCTACGCTTGCATTCTCTTATCACCTTGATCTTTATTGGTCAGGGGAAAGTTTTTGCAAGTATGAGCCCTCACATACCCCTTTTTATGAAGTTCTTGTCAACCTTTCAATGTCATCCATTACAAACTGGAAACGTTGTGGCTAACTTTCAGGTACATTCTCCATCAAGAACATGCCATCAAGCGCAGGGTATATCAAAGCGGCTCATTCGCTCCAATAAAAAACCGCCCGTAGGCGGCTTATTTTTTTATATTTTTAAAAGTTTCTTCAACCATTGCTTTGCCAAAATCACCCATTCCTTGATACATGGTTCGTAAAAATTGCAGTGTGTTAGCTGCAGCACCATCAAGCTTCCATTGGCAATCATAAAACTTGCAGCCTATCAGGTTAACACCACTGGTTCCTTTATAGATGATTACGCACTCTCTAAAAGTGCAGTCTTCAAAATGATGGCCATCCAACACAACAGTAGTTTTTTCATATACAGAACTGTAACTTTTTGACATTACAAATCAAACCCTTTAACCGGAATGGTGCTTTCGACATCGTTATTCTTAACAACGCCATTGGCCTGCATGAATCCACTATCATCTTTGTAGTCACTAGGCGCATATAGTGCAACATGATTGAAATTGAGAGTTATGAAGAAAACAATCACCAGTCCTGCTGGAAAAAACATCAAAAACCACACATAAACGTTTTGTTGTGCGGGCTCTAAAAACGGCAGAACAAGATTTGCAGATACCTCAACTATGCCAGCAAAGATACCTACTATTGTTAATGGATTTTTTATATGGCTTATATTAGACACATCTAACCCCTCGCATTGTTGAGGGATATTAAACTCTTCTTAACGTAATGTCATCATCAGGCGCACTCGCAAATGCGCTTGAGGATGTCACAAAAAAGCCCCCGTGAGGGGGCTTTATCACTTATGACTTGAAGCCACTTTTGCCATGGGCTTTTCGCCATGCTTTAACAGCGGCGACAATCTTGACAGGTGTTGCGTCCTTATCTTCGCTGTAAAAGATCATGTCACAACCTTCAGGGTGCTCGCTTACTGATATGAAATTCTCAAGTAACTTGTCCTGATAAGCTTCGCCACCCTTTGCGCTACAGATTTCACTCACAAGTTTGGTGAATTCTGCTTCTGTATAGTCTTCAAATTTTGGCTTTACGTTCATAGAGCATCCTCATAGTTGAGGTAATGCTAACTCACAAAATCACTTCAAGCACTGCTCGTTGATGTACTGCTGCAACCCGGCTATTTGCTTTCCTGCTACTTCGATTCGCTCTCTGAGGGTGAAATAATCCCGCTGAGCGGCGTCAGTAAGTCGGGCGCTGGCTGCATCATCCAGGCTGGAGGTGGTGGTGGCAGATTGCTTCGTACATGTGGCGTTGAGCTGCAACCGGCGCTTGCCAGTAGCAACATCATCATGCAGCTGATCGATAGTCGCTTTAGCATCGGCTAACTCCTTCGTATATTTCTCATCAAGTGCCGCCACATCACGCTGGCGTGTCTGCATGTCGGTGATGGTGTCTTTTGCCAGCCTGAGGTTGTTACTTGCGGTATCACGCTGCGCCTTGTAGTCAATGGCATTGCCGCGGTAATAAAGCGCGAGCGCTACTGAGGTGGCTAATAGCAGCAGAGCCAGCAGGATGAGTGCAGAAAGCACCTTAGCCTTTAAGGTCATCGGCACTCTCCGCCAGGCACATGGTGCGCTCCATATCGCGCCGATTCATTAATCCACGCCATTTCTGGCCGCCAGCGTAAATCCAGCGGCGTAATTCTTCACATGCGCCATCAACATCACCGGCATTAAGACGCTTAAGCAGTGTCGATTTCGAAAACGCGTTTGTACCAACGTTATAGGTGAAGCTGTACAATGCGGCCCGCTGATATTCACCCAGTGGGATTTTGACCATCCCATCAACAGCTTTTTTGACTGGCTGCAGATCGTTCCACATCAGGCGATCGCATTCGCGGTCGGTATACTTCTTTCCTTTGATGATGTCGGTGCCGGTGTGCCCGTCGCAGACAGTCCAGACGCCCGCCACATCTTTGTAAGGCTCGTATACCCTCCCCTCTACTCCATCCTTACCGCCGAGAAATACCGTAGCGATAGCCATAGCTCCGCCACCCGCGACAGCAATAAGCTTATTGCGCAGGCTGTTTGACATAGCCATGGGTTAATCCTCGTTGATGTCTGGAGCAGTGGGCCAGCGCTGAAGAGCTTTGATTTGCGCCAATGTTGCCTTGCGTTTGTAGTACCAGTTGATGCCGAGCGTGAACAGCGCGACCAGAATACCGGCCAGCACGCCTACAGCACTCCATTCATCGGGACTAAGCCGGGTCAGCAGACCATTAGCGATTGTCCCGGCAGATGCGCCGTAAGCTGCGCCTGATGCCAATTTGCTCATATCGATACTCATATCACCTCCGTGATTACGGGCGGTGCTGTAGGTAGTCAGAAGAAAAGATCTCCCACTGCCACACAGGAAAGGGTGAGAGTCGATGTTGATTGGCAGGGGCGAAAACAGAAAAGGCCAGCTCTATGGCTGACCTTTGAAATGGTTTAGTGATGTTATTTATCCGCTACAGGGTATGCGGTAATTCTTATCCCCGAGAGGGGATGAGCTGATTATGTGTGTTTATTCGGCTCATATTCACCACAACGGAAAGAGCACTGAACGGAAGATAGGTCCGATTACCTCGGTTGCTTTCGCAGTCGCCTCAATGCTCTTACCTATTGTGCAAAAATGAAAAAAGCTGCCCAGAGGCAGCCTTCGAGGTATCGAGTGAGCTGGATACTTTCAGCCTGCCCTTTAATTCAGCGTTTTCATCTTTCAGGCGATCTACTTTGTCTTTCAACTTTTCAATCTCTTGTTCGGCGTTATCACGATCGCGCTGCAGACCGGTGATTTTTTCTTCCTGCCTAGCCTGAACTTCTTTGATGGTGTTCACACTCGCTTCAGTAGAATCGATAGTGTTAACAAGTCGCACTGCAAAGAAGCTTACAATGCCAATGGTTAAAGCAACCATTCCTGTCAGAACCCATACTTTTACACCAGAAGCAGTTTCTTCAGTAGAACTTATAGGAATTATCCTTATGCCAGTTAACGGAACCCAACGTGCGGCCGCATCGTTAGAACCAGTAGGCATTTTAACTGGATAAGGATGAGAAAATCTTTAGAAATTAGAAGTGTCTGAAACTGATCGGTTACTTAATGAGCGAACAAAGCCAGAAACCCCAAACTGGGATGACTAAGAATGTCAGTGTGTACACAACTGCAGGCTGAATTTTGTTCAATTTAAGTTCCTTAGCAGCGTTTAAACTTCTGTCTGCAACCACAACGTACCTAATTGATACGTTCATGACAAGAAGGGCTAGCTAATTTTTTTCAAGTTAAGACGGAGATGATGAAATCTCGGATGGCGCGAAATAATACGCATGTACAACTATAGAATCAACAAAAATCACTTTCCATAATTGACATCTAGTGCGGTAAAAAACGCCCTCGCAGTTGGTGAGACCGCAGGGCGCTTTGACTATCACAAATCGATGGAACTGACTGCATTAAGTTAACGCGCCAAACAACAGCGCGCAACTTCAACTGTTAGGAATCATATACCCAGATTCCTGAAAAGTAAATAGCTCACGATAAAATAATGAGCTATTTCCGATTGCGCTACCCAGTTACCATATTCAGCGATGAGTTAGCCCATGATTCTTCAATCTCCAGCTTGCCGATTAGTTGGTCATAGAACGGCTTTCCACTTCGATCCCACGTAGCCAGGCTGATTGCATCTGTAATATCACAGACGCTGCGAAACGCCTCCACAGCGGGGATGCGCTCATAACCGCGACCGCAACAGCGCTTACAGTCACCCTGAACCGGCACACCCTGTTCTTCAGTGAGCTTGCGATCAACCGCTCGCCCACGTCCGTTGCAGTCACGACATGCTGACGAAACCACACCCTTCCCGCTGCAGGTCTTGCAGATAACGCGCACCACCTCTTTCACACTTCGGGCAGAACCACCTGATAAAGGTGACTTCATGGTGAACACATCCGCCTCAATGAACCCTTTCGCCTGGCAGCATTCGCAGGGTTTGACGCTGGCGGCGCTGCGGCAATAATCCATGTAGGCATAAGTTGCGAGCGTTTGCATAACCGCTGTCTTAATATCGGTGTCTAGCTTGCGCAAGGCGGCAACCTTATCGCAGGTACTCAATGCATATTCAGTTAATAACGATACGGCGCGTCGGGCGTCGTTATCGCTCACTCCAACCTTACCCATGAACGCGCTATAGCCCAGCGGCGCCCGGCTCTGAGTCATTCCCATGGCAGCCATGTAGTCAGTCCCTGATAGCGCATCTGTAGCTGTTGCAGGCGGCATACCCGCAAAGCTCGCTGTTTTTGGAAAATGATATTTTACTGTCGCTTCAAGGCTCATGGTGTTTCGCTCCGTTGCTTGATCAGCTCTCTGGTTTTCTGCCGGTAATCTGCTGCCAGCTCCTGCAACTCCTCACGCGTCCACTTTTTCAGCTCATGCGGGCCCATCAGGCGATCGAAAGCAGACTGCCCAATCTTCGCGATGAGCTGCGGCCTGTACTCGCCGATATTCCCGGACAGGTATGAATTGCAGTGCTCACACTGGAGGTGGCAGTTGGTTTCGTCATAACGGGTTTCTTTGCTGGCACCTACCGTGCGGTAGTGACCGGCGTTCATCTTCGCGCCTGTCTTGCGGCCACAGCTGATGCACGGCTGTCCGAAATCGCGAGTGCGGATGTACTGGTTGAATGCTGACTGGGCTTGTCTGTGGAAGTAACTGAGGGGCTTTACTGCTAACTTGCGGATTTTGGTGTGGCGCTTTTCCTGCTGAGCTTCATCTTTTCGCCGTCGTTCTGCTTCCTGTATCGCCTTATGCCGGTCCTTCTCTCTCTTTGCCAGTGCTATCAGGGTTCCGCATCCTGGTGAGCACCACGTTTGATTTGAGTAACCCGGGTGAAACCATTCGCGACAATCCACGTTCTTACATCTTCGCCTGACTTTTCTCATCGCCCCCTCCGTGCATTCTGATGTTGTCGTCTTGCATCCAGCCGGCGCAGCAGCGGACGCAGGCATATGTCTCGTCCGTAGCCAGCGGTATGCCACAGCCAGCGCAGTTGATAGCAGGTATATCGCCATGCGGCATGAATTGGCAGATAGTCGAGGTGCTCGTAATACCAGATATCCTCTTCGCAGATTTCACAGCTAACTCCGAACCGGTGTTTATCTTCACTGGTCAGCACAGTACTGCAGCTACAACAACGCTTACGCCCAGCATTTGTTCTCATAAGTTTTGTCTCTTCGTGGTTCGCGATTACCTTCAGGCAACAGCGCGCTAACCAGCCATAAACGGGGATCGGCGGCGAGTGTCTTTTGGGTATGAATGTTGCGGACGTTGTAACGGGAAATGAGTTCGTTTGCAGTGTCTGTATCTACAGGGTCATGGGTGAACCATGTTTTCTTCATTGCTTTTCCTTTTGTGAAGCCCACGATCGCCCTGACTGACCATCAACACACCATTGACTACGACGTGATACCGGCAGTTAAAGTCTCGGGCATATTTCCTGACAGTTGTGCGAGTGGATTTGATCGCTCGGCCAACTGCTGTTTGGTTTCCTCGGGTCTCAATGAGCAACTGAGGAATGGAGGTAACCTGTGGTGTCATGCTGTACTCCCGAATCTTCCAGCCCATTCAGCTGCGCGCGCTGATTCATCGCTAAACCTGACGTTCTGCTCGGCACCGAAGGCATGAATTAGTGTGATTAGGTCACGCATCTCACTGACGCGCATTTTGCTTGTTGACTGGCCCAGCACCACAAAGCCGCCATTGATACCCGGCACCGTCTCCTGCCCTTTCAGGCTGGCGCTGAAAATATGCTTCCAGCTTTCTGAGTCGAGCTTCTTCCCGTACCAGACAACCTGGCTTGATACGTCATGCAGGCAAGCCCAAAGCATGCGGTTTTGCGCAAGGCTTCTGGTGTCTTCCTGGATGATTACCTGCAGAGGTTTGTCGGGATTGGCGGGGAGTTGCTGGATGGCGCTGATGCAGTTCTGTCTGATGTTGCTGTCTCTCAGTAGAAAACGTTGCGTCTCCACTGTTACCTCCCTTCGATTGTCTCCACGTAGTAATGGATGTTGTCGGCTGCGGCGCTCAACAACAGGTCAATGCTCTGCTTACTGTGTCCGTCTTTACGAAGCATCTTGAGGGCTGTAAGTATCGCTGAGTGTGAGTCTTTGAGGGGTTGGTGCTTAGGTCTGAGAGGGATTACGTTATTCATGCTTCCTCCTACACAGCCAACTGCAACTGCATATTAAACCGGTCCCGTTGCTCGCAGTAATGCAGTGAGCCGGGGCTGTTGTGTGACTCGATACGTTCGACCATCAATGCAGCGCGGGTTTCTTTTGATGCCGGGGCATACGCTCCTGACCATGCTTTATCGATACCAATGTTTCTGGCAACGTTAGTGCTATCAGCGCTCGCCAGCGGTAGTTTGGTGAAGATAAGTGGGTTAAGCATGCGCAGGCCGTGAAGCTTGGCGATGGGCTGGCCGTAATGGTCTGTAACGTGCCGAATCAGGTCCTTCATACGCGCCACAGCAAGATTCGGACGCTTAACGTCATATTCTCCGCAACTCCCGATCGCCACTCTCGGGTACTCATTGCAAAGCCGGATGAATCGATCATCGCTCTCGTTCATGTGCCATACCGGTACGCCAGAGGAAATTCCGTGAGGCCACTCATCAATAAGTGCATCGTTCTCAGACTCATCACCGTTGATTACGTCAGGAATAATGGCGAAATCACAACCAGGGTGATTCAGCCATTTTTTCGCCCATTCATAGTACGGCCCCCAGCCCTTAAAAGTGCTCTTTCCCTTTTCAGCGCGCTTCCATTCGGGATATGCACCGTTATCAAGAAAGAACGATTGGCAGTACTCTGCAGCCAGATTAATTTGCCCTGGGTTTGCAAATGAAATGCAGGCGTGCCGCCCTTTCCATGCCCTGATGGCGCATGTGTCAGGCGTTATGGGTCCGCCGTGATAATGGATCATCTTTTCACTCCTTTCAGGGCCCAACTCCACAACGCACCTCCCACGGTCTTGCAGAGAAACTGAGCAAGGATGATGTGGGGAAGAAAGGCACCAAAGGCGATTAATGGGAACAGGGCTGAATCCACAGCCGCAGCGGCTACGTTTCCGGCATTGGATTTTTTTATCCATGACTTATCGATCAACCACTGATAAACCACGGCATTAACCAGCGCTGCCGCTATAAAGGCGACGACTGACGCTATAGCAATGAGACCTGATGCCGGATTAATTGCGTAACTTATCGCTCCAGCTACCGCGGAGAGCATCACTGAACGTAAGATGCCATGGCGCTCATGAAGTATGTCCCGCAACACCATATCCAGGCCGACCAGAAAGAAGGCATTCAACGGTGTTACCCATGGGCCGAAATGCGCCACCAGTAAATTGGCCGCACATATCGCTGCAACGTATATGACAGCAATCATCACTGCTCTCCGTTCTGATTGGTGGGCTGCTCCGGGATGATGCGGTAGGCGATGATGTCAGCGCCGGGTGATAATACTCCATGCTCCCAGACCCACCCTTTAGCCAGCCAAGCACTGCTCACTGTCCCATCCTTAAGCCGCACTTCTACAGCTGGATTCCCCTGCACTGGACATTCACCTCCGCCCCACTCAATCCACTCTCCATCACCCCGCTGCTGCTGCTCCAGTATTGGGAGTGCAATCTCAAGGGCTTCGCAGTAATACCCCTCAAGAATGCTCATGCCATTTGAGTTCAGAGAATCCAGAAGTTGGCAGCACTTCTCAGCGGTTAGTTTTTTCATTGGTGACTCCTGTCTTCCTGCTCGAACTCAGCATCAACAATCGTGTCGTGTGCTTCACGTGCCAGCATGTCGATAGCGTGCAGGCGTTCCCGGAACTGCTCCGGCGTCAGGTCGCGCTTCTTAGCCAGGTCGATGATTGCCAGCGTCATGTTGCGGGCCTGACGCATCAGCGGTGGTGTGATTACCAGTTGAGTTACCTGTGTCATGCTGCGCTCTCCCTTCCCTCAAGCCAGAAGAAAAATGCCCGGTCTACGGTTGAATCCTGATAGCCAAGATGTGATCGGGTCAGGTTGTGTTTATCGCCGTGCACGCTGCGATACAGGCGCTCAAAGCGAATGCGGTTCATCTCAGTCATGTCGTCCACCTTTCAGCCCAAATCGGCGGCGGATATCAGCGAGATGATCCAGTGCCTTTTCGTTACCGGTGGGGATGTGGAGCTGTGGAATCTGCTTGCGCGGCGGCGGGATGACTTCGCCAGATTCAATGCGGCGGGACATCTTGCGCAGCTCATCGCCCAGTCTTTTGCGACACTCTGTGTCGGTCAGGTTGAATGATCGCATCTGGTTGTAGACCGCAGTCACCATGTGGAAACAGGCCGGGCTTTCCCATGGGAACTCTTCGCTGCTGTCGTACATGCCACGGTCCCGGCAGTACAGGCGGAACATGTCATACAGCTCCTCATCGGCTGGCAGACCGGCTGCGCGGTGTTCACCCTGCTTGCACCACTCGATAAACTGGCCGGGTGATGGCAGGAACGGTGAGCCACTGGCGCGGGCCAGTTTCATGCCTGCTGATAGCTGCTGCTTGTTGTGGATGCCGTTCTCTGCAAACGCCGCGATCCACTGGCGTTTCGCTGCTGCTTCGTCGTTGGGGTTGCGCCACGCAGTGCTGACCGATGCCGGAAACACCTGCTTCAGGTTTGAAAACAGGGCGTCTACCAGACGTTCAACGTCTTCATGCACTCCACGCTCAACTGGACGCGGCCCATCTCCTGCAATGCGAGCCATTGCGCCTGCATCACGATTCTGAATTGCTGATATGAGATTTCTCATAGGAATTCATTCTCCCAGGCTTCGCGGCTGTTCCAGGGCTGAGCGGGTTGCTGAGCTACTGCCTGCCGGTTACGCCCTGGCTGGCTCATCTGCGCACGGAGCGTGTCCCACTTTGCGCGGAGTTTTGCAGGGCTGAGGATATTGGTCTGCCAGAAGTGATCGGCGTTGGCCCATTTGAAGGTTTCGCAGATGTCATGGTGCGTAACTTCAAGTGTTCCTCTCAGAAGGCGAACTTCGTTAGCCCAGGCAGGCCAGTTAGGGGATTTAGCTGTTGGAGTAACAATCTTCACCCTGCTGAACATCCACTCAGCAGCCTTCAGGTCGTCAGCAGTTCCCCACTTGTCACCTTTCAGTGAATGGGTCGCTGCTTCAGGCCGAATGACCGGGAGATTCCTCAGGGGGGTGTCGGAGGATTCGCCAGAATCCTCTGACGTATGTTTATTGTCTTTCTTGTCTTTTGTAATAGTGTCTTTTGTGTGTCCCTGTTTTGGTGACAACCCTGTCACCATTTTGGTGACACTTTTTGTCACTGATTTGGTGACAGTGACACCATCATGGTGACACTCTGGAATTTGCCACTCTGCGAGGTTCTTATTTGGTCCGATTAGCATGCCTTCCCTGACCAGAACACACATCTGAATTAACTCGTTTTTTGCCTTATTCACCTTCTGCCTGGGCAGTCTGGTGAGATGGCTAATCTGGCTGTCAGCAATGCGATCCATCTTCTTGTTGAAGCCGTATGTTTTCCGGCAAACAGCATGCGCAACCTTAGCCTGATTCCTGGTCAGGTTGGCTCCTATCAGCTCTTCGTACAGCTCGTTTGCCAGACGCGTGTATCCATCGTCTGTATCTGCCACACGTTGCTCCACGGCCCTGAGAGCGGGCCTGATTGGTGATACGTTGTCATGCGCAAGATTCATCGCCGCCCCCGTCAGAAGGAATGCCTGAGCGATAATCAGAGAGAATCCGCTTTATCTCTTCAGTGGTGCCTTGAGAGAGAATCAAGCTGTCGAAACCACCATCCCGATGGAACTCTGCATCAACCAGTAATTCAGCCAGGCGGCGTGCTTTTGCTGCACTGAACTGCGGTATGGCAGCAGAGCGCGTCAGCTTCGTTTTACCAGCAGCCTTGGCCTTCTCCATCTGAACCTGCGCCACGGCTTCCGCTTTCGCGCCATGTTCACGTGATAGCGCCACAGCCGTTGTCGGTGCTACCTCGCCCGCTTTGACCATTGCGATTAGACCATCGCCACACTCCAGTAGCTGAAGATGCTGATCCACATCAGCTGGTGAACGCTTAACCTTTTTGGCAATCTCTGCAGGTGTCCAGCCCTGATTCAGCAGGCGCTGATATGCTGCCGCACGTTCCAGAGGAGACAGTGCCTTACCCTGTGAACTGGTGACCATGAATGCGATGCGATCAGCTTCGGAGCCTGAGAAGTCCTTGCACTCAAGGCGGGGTATTTCGTGTCCGGCTTCTGACGCCATTTTTGCGCCGTAGTACCGGTGGTGACCGTCGATAATCTTGATTCCCTGCTCTGTCACCTGAACCGCCAGCGGCGGCACAAATTCACCGGCAATGAAAGCGTCTCGAAATTCAGCGACATGCTCCTGGTCGATTTCTCGGACGTTGTAGCCAGGCTCGACGTAAAGCTCAGCCAATGGCACCAGAAAAGTTTTCTTAACCGTTGTTTCAGTGCCGTTTTTCTCTTTAGCCTTGTAAAGCGATAATAAAGAACTCATAATTACTCCTGTACGTTGATCCAGTAAGATTCGTGCATCAGGCCTCGAAACTGTTCCCGCAGTTCGGGGCTTTTTCTTTTCCCATAGCAGCAGCCACCGCTTGCCGGGCTACTTCTGCAATCAGGCTCGTTTCCCACACCTTTTCCAGTAGCACGAAAACCGTCGCCATATCGCGCAGGTTCAAGCGGCTTACCTTCGATTCATGCCATCCGGCCTCATCAGCCAGAACACGCTGCCCTTTGTGAGTCAGGCGGCTGCGTAATTCTGTTTCTACTTCGTTGATCAACTTGCTATTTCTTGCGTGTTCCATAATTGATAATTTCCGTGTAGGTAAATGATTGCGTGACATTGCGGTGAGCAAGTCACTTGGGTTTTGCTCCGACATTTCGGTGGGAGCGGCTTCAGAGTTTTAAAGAGCGGTGTTGCTTACTTCTTGATGCTCGGGAAAGGCTTTAACTCCTCACCCTTAACGGTTCCATCGGACTGAACGGTCACGAAAATCTGTCGCCCCGTCCGAATGGCCTTGCTGATTGCACACTGGATAACGCCAAAATCTTTAGCGGCTTTCGCCTGCCCATGAATTTTTGCGTAGTCCTCAAGTGTCATTCGGTTCATAGGCTCACTCCTTGAAGATACACAACAAAGAATACCATGGGTATTCATAAAAGTAAATATCCTAGGTATTTTGAGTGTGATTACTTGCGATATTAGAATGAGTTGATGGAAAACAAAAAGTCACTGACGACAGAACAGCTTGCAGACGCTGCGCGCCTGAAGGCTTTGTATGAGTCGAAGAAGAAAGAATTAAAAATCACTCAGTACACAATCGCTGACTCTCTGGGGATTTCACAGGGTGCGGTCGGTCATTATATGAATGGACGTATAGCCCTGAACGTCCCGGTAGTGACCGAGCTAGCAAGGCTGCTGCATGTTTCTGTTTCTGAAATCAGCCCAACCTTAGCCAAGGATGTTTCCCGCTACGCAAGCACAGTTGATGCTAATGTCTCTAATCCAAGAGACCATAAGCCGACTGCCCGCTACCCCGTTTTAAGCAAGGTTCAGGCTGGCGCATGGGATGAAGCCTGTGAACCCTATACGATAAAGGATGTCGACATGTGGCTTGAATCTGACGCACATACGCAGGGAGATGCTTTCTGGTTGCAGGTGGAAGGCGACTCGATGACTGCTCCCATGGGGCTAAGTATCCCTGCGGGAACATATGTGCTGTTCGATACAGGACGGGAGGCTGTGAATGGCAGCCTGGTCGTGGCGAAGCTGACCGATGATAACGAAGCCACATTTAAGAAGCTCATCATTGATGGCAGCCAGAAGTATCTAAAGGGCCTTAATCCTCAGTGGCCTTTGGTGCCGGTGAACGGCAACTGTAAGGTGTTAGGCGTAGCGATCGAGACTAAGATGCGTTTGGTTTAACTCATTGTTCTCGTTCTAAAACCTTTATGAGGGTTAGATAATCTATAACGTCAGAAACAATAAACTTTAATCACAGCAGAGGTAAGCATGCCAGCAGATTGGGAATTAGAAGACGAAGAAGAAAGGATTAATGAAGAGAACCGCTGGTTCGACGCTAAGATTGCAGCAAAATTAGTTATCAGTGGTTATGATCGCGATTCCGCGGTAGAAAAAGTAAAAGATGTAAATGCTAATAGAGAGCATTACAGGAATGATCCTGGCGTTCATATTGAAGGCGATGAAGAACAGCCTAGTCAGTGGACTATTTCGGAATGCAATTACCCTAAGGTTATTCAGAAAGATTTCAATCAAAGCCAAGTTCATGAAATTGCTAAAGAGCTAATCGAAAAGTTTGATTAAAAACTAATCGAGTAGGGCTCTAAAGGATTCGTTCATGCCTATAAGACCCAAAGCCCGCCACCGAGCGGGTTTTTTACACTTACCCTATGAACAAAAAATTAGCACTACTCTTCAAGCGCGAACGACTGAGTCTGAGGCCTTGGGAGCCGACACTCATTGAGGGCCTTAACCGAATCGCAGCGAAATGCGGGCGGGATGAAATCGCAGAGATACACATCAGATTACGGTATTTGCAGGCAGAGAGAGAAATGACGCCCGAGTGGGATGGCGATACCCAGGACGACATCTGGAAAGCTAGCCATGAACTCCGTCAGATACTCAAGCTGATACCTAAAAGCTAAGAGCCCGCCACTGAGTGGACTTTTTTATGCCTGAAATATCGTGCAATGCAAATTGTTGAATGGTTATTTCCTTAATCATCACAGAGCACGTATCCTCGCTGGTGTCAGATGCTGCTGACAGATGGTTTGCCCCAATTGAAAAAATTCATGCCCGTGTAACGCGGGTTTTTTTGTGCCTGTTGATCCCACTTCGCAAAAATAAATTACTCATCATTTCAATAGCATGGCTATTCAATAGTCAAAATAAATACTTAGAGTATTTACTTAATTAAATACTTTGAGTATTCTTTAACTCATCAGCAGGACGCACTAACCAACAGGATGTTGGATCGCTCTTTAACATTGATGGGGTTTGCTCCGCCGAAATGCGGGGAACCAAAGAAGTTGGCTTTGGGTTGTGATGGGGAAACCATCCGGAAGGGTTCAGCGGCATCGCTTTTGAGCGGACGTAGCACCGGCGGTAGTCAGGTAAAGCTGATCCGAAACAGTGAACATATCCATCGCAACACCTAAACCAATTACCGGAGGTACACATGACAATCGTAATGACCATTCTGGCCTCTGATAACGCCAGAAATCGCCGCAGGATCAAGCGTGCAGCTGAGCGTGCACTGGCGGTAAGCCAGTCGCACCTTAGCCGCATCGAGAAAGCTTGCTGCTCCCCTTCTCTGCGTGACAGGCATGAGGATGATAAGCAGCTTCTGTGCGGCCGTAAGTTACATCACGTTCGCCCTGAAGCAACACACATTGTAAACGCCAGGCAGAAGCTGCGAGGAAAGAGCATTCCACTCATATAGCACTTCAGTGAGGTTAATTATCTGTAGAATGCATTTTTTTCGCATCGGAGTTATGCAAATGAATGCCAAAAGGCGACGCGATATTGCCGCCGTGCTCTGCGATATAGATAAGGCAATTGTTCAGCTACAAAATGTTTTAGGCGATGAAATAGAGTCTTTTTACAAGCGCCCCGAGAATTTGCAGGTAAGTGATGACGCTAATTGGAGCCAGACATCCACGTTAATTCTTATGGACGCAATATCAAATCTCAAAAGCTCTGATGAGAGCCTCAGAAAGTTAATCTAAACATACCCGCTTCGGCGGGTTTTTTATTGGCTATCGCAACTCAAAAGACATCGTAACAGCGAGGTAATCCAATATGTCCAAATACACATTTTCAGTTCGAAGGCTCGGTGAGCTCGAGAGTCACAAAATCAAAGCTCTGAGTGAAGATGAGGCCTGGAAGGCTTTGGCCATCAAGATCAATATGGACAATATCGACATCGACAAGATAATTCTTGTGACAACTGAGGCTGCATAACTCGCAGCCTTTTTTATTGCCGGTGATAAGCCATTGGGTGACATGGCATGCCTTAGAGAATCGTTTCATCCTTCAGGCCTGCGTAACGCGGGCCATTTTTTTGACCCCAACCTAACCAATAGCAAGGAACCCACGATGAACTATGCCATCGCGGGCGGCGCCATCGTGGGCGCTGCTCAGCTAAACGAATCACTGCTCGACACCATTACCCGCCGCCTCCGCACTGGCTGGCGAAGCCTTATCAACATACTGAACCAGCCTGGGAGACCTTAATCATGAAATCACGTTACTTCACGAAGGCTCAGGAGCTTTCAAGAGAGGCTCAGCTGTTCGCTGATGGCGCCAAATGGGCGATGGCAATGCGGCTGCTGCGGAGGGCTATGCAATGAGACTGAGCAGATCTGCACGGAATGAGGTGCAGGATATTGCCGACAGCCTGCCGGAAAGCGAGCTGGAGTTCATCGCCGCTGAAGTCGATGCACGTATGAACCAGCACAAAACGAACCCTTTAATGCCAGCCCTGTGCGCCTTCCTGACGAAGCATTACGACTACCCGGCTATTGAGATGTTCGATGAAGACGACGAGCAGCACGAAGCCGCTGAGGAGTTTTTGCGAGAGGCTATGGTGCGGGTTGCGCGCCGTGAAGTGGCAATCGAAATCTACCGCAACAAACACGGAAATCAGGAGGCGGCGTAATGCAGCCTGGCATCTACTACGACATCAGCAACGAGGACTACCACGGCGGCCCGGGCATCAGCAAATCACAGCTGGACGACATCGCCATTAACCCGGCCATATTCCAGTGGCGCAAGGAAGCGCCGGTCGATGAAGAAAAGACGGCCGCGCTGGATATGGGAACAGCGCTCCATTGCCTGTTACTGGAGCCTGAAGAGTTTGATAAGCGATTTATCGTGGCCCCGGCATTCAATCGGCGAACCAATGAAGGCAAAGCCGATGAACAGCGATTCCTGAAAGACTGTGAAAGCACAGGTATGACGGTGATGGATGCTGAGCAGGGACGGAAACTGCAGCTGATGCGCGCCAGCGCCCTCGCCCATCCAGCGTCCCGGTGGCTGCTTGAAGCTGAGGGTCATCAGGAGGCATCAATCTACTGGAACGACGAACAGACCGGCGAACTTTGCCGTATCCGGCCAGATAAATTCCTGTCAGGTCAGCCCGTCATCGTCGACGTGAAGAAAGTGGCGGATATGTCCCGCTTCGCCCGCCACGTCGAAGAGTTCCGCTATCACGTTCAGGATGCCTACTACCGCGAAGGCTTCAGTAAGCACTTCGGTGAGTATCCACTTTTCGTTTTCATTGCGGTCAGCGAATCGATTGATTGCGGCCGGTACCCGGTGCGGGTGTTTCAGCTTGGTGAGGATGACGTGGCGGTAGGTTATGACCTTTTCCGGCGCGACCTTACGGCCTATCACGAATGCATGCTGTCCGGTAACTGGGGTGGCATTGAAGAAATTAATCGCCCGGACTGGGCTAAAAGAAAGGATTACGCATGAGCAAAGACATCATCACCGCGCCGGTCAATGAGGCCGACACTAAAGCGGCAATCTTCAGCCCGAGCGGCCTGCAGAAGTTACAGGCGTTTGCCGAAGTCATGGCGCAGGGTAAAGCAACCGTACCCGCTCACTTGTCCGGTAAACCTGCCGACTGTCTGGCGATCGCATTACAGGCTGCTCAGTGGGGCATGAACCCCTACGCAGTGGCGCAGAAAACGCATCTGGTAAACGGCACGCTGGGATATGAAGCTCAGTTGGTTAACGCGGTAATCACCAGCTCAACCGCTGTTCAGGGTCGATTCAAGTACGAGTACGGCGGCGACTGGGAGAAGTTTAAGCCTGGCGCGGCAAATGCATCAAATGAGCGCGGTCTGTCTGTACGCGTCGGCGCAGTGCTGCGAGGTGAAACAGAAATCACGTGGGGTGAGCCGCTTTACATGGAGTATGTCACCACGCGTAATTCCCCACTGTGGAAGACAGCACCAAAGCAGCAACTGGCATATCTGGCTGTTAAGTACTGGGCGCGCCTTTACTGCCCTGACGTGATTCTCGGCGTTTACACGCCGGACGAGTTTGAACCGGCGCAGCGATCGGAACGCGACGTAACCCCGGCACGCAGCCGCGCTGACCTGAACAACCTGATTAACAGTAAGCCTGAAACGCAGCAGCCCGAGCGCGAAATTAACCCGGCGACGAATACCAGTGCACCAGCGCGCACGCCGGATGAGCTGCTTGCCGATTTCACCGCAGCAGCAGCTGAAGCTGAAAACGTTGCAGGGCTTGACCGCTGCTATAAGTACGCGGCGCGCATGCTGGCAAGCGAGGCTGAAACGCTGGAAAAGGCCACTGATGTTTATCTGCTTCGTAAAGCAGAAATCGAAGAGGCACTCAGCAAATAACAGGAGACAACATGGAATCACCTGAATACCGGCGTCGTGGCAATCAGTTAACTCTTGGCCGCCGCTGGTCACCCGATGAGATAGGCCTTCTGAAAGAACTCGCAGCAACCATCCCACCCAAACTTATAGCCCGGCAACTCAACCGATCCTATGAATCCGTTCGCCAGCGCGCCAGTCGCAGCCGGATACGTTTTCTGGAAGAGCGCAGTAAACGCATAAGTGGCACTAAATCAAATTTATGACACAAATATACTGTACATATAAACAGTATTTCTCTGTTCTTTATCAGGCTGTGCGCGTAAGGTGGCTGAGTGAATTCACGGCCTAACTCACTCAACTGAAAGAGGATTTACCATGGAACATACCGACCAGGAATTTGAAGACCTGCAAGACCTCAATACCCTGTATCGCTCTGCGATTCTGGACACCACCGAAGCCGTCGGCTGGGGTATCGAGATTCTGACCAAAGTTGTCGCGGCGATTAACGCAGGTACGGCTGGCTCCCTGTCTCCAGCCGATCAGTATCAGGCCAAGCAGACCCTGATGTATCTGAAAGGCCGCAAAGACGACAACGCCATGTTCCGAAAGCCCGGCGACCCGGTGCCGCGTACTTTTCAGCAGTACGAACACCCGTAACAGTTAACGGACACTTTTCAGGCCGATTTTGATCGGCCTTTTTAACCTCATTAAATTTTCTGGTTTAAAATTTTTCAAAGGATGCCAAATATGACTACTGCAACTGACCTGGCGCAACAGGCGATCGATAACATCAATGCTCTTAAAGCGCTGGCTGAAAAAACGGGTGAAATCCCGGCTGATGTGCAGGCTCAACTGGACGCTTATGCCAGCCAGGTCGATAAACTGACGCGCCAGTTGGAAGGCGAGCAAGAGACCCGTGAGGGTTACCGCGTTAATATTTTGAGGGATGCTGAGCAGATTGGCCTGGCTCTCGAAATTATGAATAAAATCGAGAATGGACTGAGCGATCAAAGCATTCCTCAAATGCCTACTACTCTGCGACGTCAGCTTACTGAAACACTGGGGTATGTTACGGATCGGCAGAATGAACTCCTTGCTTATCGTAAAGAAGGTGACTCTAAACCTCGTTCTTACGAAGAGTACCGACAGGGTGTTTAATCCCTTTTAATTCCTTATAAACAGCCGCCTACGGGCGGTTTTTTGTTGCCTGCAATCTGGCTATTTTCGCCGCGGCATTGAGCCTGACAGCGGCATAAGGGGTAAGAGAATGCCTAAATCACAAATGAAACTCGCTAACCGTGCGTGGCGCACCGAGACAAAAAATCTGGGCTGGCATAAGGGCTGGACGCAAGGGAAGCGTGCGTGGAAATCATTCTGCCGAGCAAATGCTGAGGTCACAGTTGAATGCCAAGATGCGCCGTTTTCATCTCAGGAAGAGGCTAATGAAGCAGTTTATGATGAATTGACGGAGTGGACGCCATGACCGAAGAGCAGAAGCAGGTGCTGATTGAGCATGCTAAATCATGGATAGCTGCTTCTGAGGCGATGCGCGATGAAATACCTTTCGGCTTTGATGGCGACACCGAGAAAGAGTTATCACTGATCAAAATCGCACTGGCCGCACTGACTGCGCCGCCGGTTAAAGCGCCAGACACGAAATGCATCGGCTGGGTGAAGGACAGCATCAAGGAGCATGACGAAAAATGGCGCGACGCCATCCGAGCAGCCGGTTATAAGGTGGAGGATGAGTGATCCGTTAAGTCCAGCTTTACAATTCAGCATCAACTTGCTTCGTAACTGGTGATATAAATGAATCACCAGCAACGGAGGATTTCTATGACATGTTCAGCCTGTGAAAAGCAACCACGTGGCAAGCGTGAAGCCCCACTTTCATGCATGATAAGCCACCCTACAAAGCAGCCAGTGAGTGCCAGATTTCATGGTCGTGGCACTGATGATACGTTCTATCTGTGCAAGGAGTGCGGCCATGAGTGGATGCATGAGGGCGGAAAGTATGGGTACGGGTGGGTATAAACATGCCACACAACTTAGCAGCACGCAGCAGAGAAGAGCGCGACAGGATTAACGTTAATATAGCCGCGTCAGGAGTAGCGTACAAGGAGCGTATGAATATGCCGGTTATCGCCATGGAGGTGGAGATGCAGCAGCCGGAAGCGCTGAAGGAGTATTTCCGCGAGCGGTTGCAGCATTACAGGGACGTTGCGCTGCAGTTCCCGCGCGGCACTGACCCGATTTATCTGAAGGATGAGAAGCTGTGAGGTGGATTTTTTTATCTGGAATGTTGATTTCCATGACAGCAATAGCGGATGACAGGGCATTTGAAACGCCAGAGGTTAAATGCCTGAATGACCACACTATCCCCTTCATTAAATCCGACATTCAGCCACAAAAAATCGTTGATGAGGCTTATGTTACTTGCAAGCCTGAACTGGATGAGTGGAAGAAATTGCAGGAACCATTGCCTGATGAAATGAAGCAGCGCATGCGCAAAGAGCTTTATGACTTCTATATCAGGATGATTGAAAAACGAAGAAATTACGAAACTATTAAATCCGCAGAAGCCGCCCATTGAGGCAGTTTTTCCTAGCCCGCAAAGCTAAAGTTTCACATGGAAGAGTCGATGAAGTTTCCACGGGGATCGGACCCGATTTATCAGAAGGAGGATGGTAAGTGATAGTCCTTTTCATTCCCTCCCTCATCAGCCTGCTTGTTTCTAAAGCCGAAGAGAAAGGCTCTCCTTTGACTGAAGAGGAGGTGTTGGCTATTCGTGATAATGCCACGGCTATCGTTACTGATGCTGAAGGAGTTTTAGCTGTGGCTGAGCGTCGTGGATATCAGGATATAGATCCGGAACATTGCTGGGAGGAATGGCTAGACTTTAATAGGCAGGATTAATGTTCACTACACAGGGCCGATGAGGCTTTCGCGGGTATCGGTCCCGGCTTATAAGAAGGAGGATAAGATTTGAGCTGGCATCATGGAGATTATATAGACTTGCTTTCAGCTATCGGTGGCGCAGCTTCGGCTGCGTTTGCTGCATATGCAACCTGGCTTGCGAAAAGGTCTACCGAGCTATCAAGGGCCTCTGTTTCAGAAACTGTTCGTCAGGGAGCAATTTCGCTGTTAACGGCTGAGCTTGTTCGTTTATCAGAAAGAGCTAACTCAGCTGTTGGGGATAATTCACTTTTAAAGCAAAACTATTCGGCTTTGATGGAAATGATAACAGCCATAATGTACGCCAAAAGTGCGATTGATTATTCAAATATTAATGAAGATGATAAGGCCGCACTGTCATATCTGTTCATAAGGCATATACATCCAGCAGTTTATCACGAGGTAAGTTCTGCCATGGTGTTGATGAAAGATCCTGACGCCAGAAGAAATAAGCAACTCATTAAAGAGTATCGTGACGCTCAGGATTTCTTGGAGGTTGATTCACCATCAACAATACCCGATCCCGTTTAATCATAGCTTTAAAAACCTCGCCACGGCGGGGTTTTTTATTGCCTATAGGAAACCAAAATGCATATCGAAATCGGTGAAAAATACACAGTCGAAGGCGGCGCTAACGACTTCATCCTGTACGTTAAGAGCATCGTTAAGCATGGCAAAACAGCCGGGCAGGAAACTCAGCAGCGACTCGGGTACTTCTCGAAGCTGGAACATCTCATCCGCGCCCTCATCAACCATGAAATCCGCACCGGTGAGGCTAAGACGCTGCAGGAAATGCAGGACCAGATTACCTACATATCTATCTGGTGTGAGAAGGCATTTGCGGAGGTAGAGCATGTCTGACGAATTAGACCAGGCCGCAGCGCTTGAGGAGTTAGAGAGAACCATCGCCCTGGCTAACCGTAAACGCCCGGAGATGCAGTTTACCGGTGACTGCTATAACTGCGAGGAGTCAGTAGATAAAGGCTTCTTCTGCTGCCCGGAGTGCCGAACCGATTATGAGCGCATTGAGCGCGCTAAGCATCATCGCAAGGTGGCATGACGCCTGTAGCGGAGAACGTGCTAAGGGCTGTAGCGCGCAAATGCAGGAGCGAAATTATCACAGCCATAGATGGCAGGCCTAGGAATGAACACGACCGCATCATAACTACCCTTCTCGACAAACACGCCAAATCAATCACCGCCCTGCCACCCGATACGTTTCCAGCCAAGCGCTGGCTGGCGTTCTATGTGCGTCAGGTGGATAAGGAGGCAGCCTCTGCAAAATGAACACTACATGCGACGAAATCACCCCGGGCGAGCTCTTAACTGACCTCGCCCTTTTTATTGCCCTGATTATTGCGTGGCTCTGGCCACTAAAGGAGTAGATATGGAAAACGTTGTTCAGCTGATGCCGAGCAAGTGGGTATCTGAATCCGTTCTAATGACCATCACTGGCATGAAGAAAAACACCATCAAAACTGCCCGTGAAGTTTCATGGATGGAGGGGCGTGAGTATAAGCACGTATCGCCCGATGGCGCACCGCGTGATAACAGCATGTGCTTTTACAACTGGAAGGCGATCGAGAAGTGGATTGATAACCAGCCGGCAGCGATTGCCAGGAAGAAATCTGCTTAAATGCAGATCCATTTCAACAGGAGAAGGCATATGTCTGGATATCCGACAGGAGTGGCTCCCAACAAGAACCACCTTCGAATCTGGTTCATGTATGAGGGGCAAAGAAGATGGGAGGCGATCGGAGTACCCGACACACCCAAAAACAGGAAGATGGCTGGCGAGCTGCGTAGCAACATCGTTTACCGCATTAAGACAGGGACGTTTGATTACAGGAGTGAGTTTCCGGATTCACCACTATTTAAGAACCAGGCTGGCTCATCAAAGGCAGTTGCTATCAGGGAGGTTGCTGATTTATGGCTGAAGCTCAAAAAGCCTGACTGGGCCAATAGTTCTTATATCACGACAGAACGTCGCGTCAGGGTGACGCTGGATATTATCGGCAACGGAAAGGACATCCGGTCGGTTATGCAGAAAGATATTCTCAACCTCCGCATCGAGCTTTTGAATGGCAGCTACTTTACCGGCAGGAAGATGAATATAGAAAAGAAAGGAAGGACGGCGGCCACGGTGAACTCCAGCATGGCAGACCTGAAAGCGATATTCGCCTTTGCTCATGGCAACGGGTATATAGAGGCAAACCCGATGACCGGCATCAAGCCTCTGAAGAAGTCGAATAAGCGTCCGGACCCTATTACGCGCGAGGAGTACCCTCGCCTCATCGCCGCATGCTCTACACGACAGACGGCAAATATGTGGTCACTTGCCATCCTGACGGGGTTACGCCATGGCGAGATATGCGCGCTGGCGTGGGAGGATGTTGACCTTGAAGCCAAAAAGCTGACGGTAAGCCGCAACCTGACACCACAGGGTTTATTCACTCCACCTAAGACGGAAGCTGGCAACCGCGTCATCTGCCTGATTGATGCAGCCGTTGATATTCTGCGCGATCAAAGGGAACTGACCCGAATGTACCCTCAGACCTCATTCACTTTTCATACCAGGGAGTATGGCGAGCGAATTGAGGAACAGAAGACATTCGTGTTCAATCCCAGCGTGACTGCAGTAAATAGCCGATCGGGAGCATACTACTCAACAGAGTCACTGGGACAGACATGGACCGGCGCACTTAGGCGTGCAGGCCTGCGGCATCGTAAAGCATATCAGTCACGTCATACGTTCGCGTGCTGGGCTCTATCAGCAGGCGCAAACCCGAACTACGTTGCATCGCAAATGGGTCACTCCGATGCGCAGATGGTGTATCGGGTTTATGGCGCCTGGATGTCAGAGAACAATACCGACCAGCTCTCACTCATCAACACGAAAATGAGCGATCTTGTGCTACATACGTGCTCCACTAAAGTGGCAGTATGA